CAACATTATTGTGGATATCTCTGATAAAGAATTTAGTGAGCGTGTTATAAAATAACTGCCAAAATCAAGCAACCGAATTTTTGGATACGGCTATTCCACCATGAGCATTATGTAAAATCAGTCTTTGTTCCCGAAGAATATGTGCAACGATGAGATATCTGAATTCAAAACAGAAACGGTTGTATTTATTGTTTACCTCTCGATGAAAATAATAAAATTTTCTTAATGAAATTATTTTTATGCATATGGAAATTTATAAAATAAATTATTTAGAATATTTGGTTATCAGGAAACTGAGTCAGTAGTAACTTTAGGTTTATTTATTCACCCATACATGGACGCAAGAGGGGGATTAGTATTATTGAGGAATGATTTATGTGGAAAATTACGTAATGACTGGCACCTTGTCACTTGAGCGGTGGAGAGGGAATCAGAAAACCTGATCCCACTACCCCGATTTTTACTCATCCTGAGTAATACAGCTGCCGCTGAGCGCATCATTCCATGACGATGGCAATATAACAGCACAAACACATTAAATGCAATATGTATTTAATTACCTATCATTATGGATTTTATTTTTAGAACGATTTTATTCAAAGAATACATTACCCCCTATTAACGGAATGATTCTAGCTAAAACTTCATCCATTACTTCGAGTTCAGCTTGGATAACGAATTTTGACTTTCTTTCTCTCCATGACAGCGTTTGGATCAGACTTGAGGACACAACGCTTGGTTTATCCAAATTATCAACCGAAACTTCCGTTGCCCCACCTCTAATGCTTGTGCTGATAGGACAACATATCACAAGCCCTGTTTTTTTGCTGTATTCATGGCTCGAAAGAACAAGTGCAGGGCGATATTTACCGATTTCCTTACCCTTTGTTGGTTCAAAATCAAGCATAATAATATCGTTTCTGTTTGGGATATAAGGGAGCATTATTCACCTAACTCTGTACTGGAAACACTTGCAATCTCATCAGAATGGGCGGTATGCTCATTTAAACCGGAAAGCAAATAACTTTCTGAATAAACAGCTTTTCTTTTACGGGGGGACAAAACAATCTTCCCTTCATCTACAGTCAAGTCCATGACTTGACCAACTTTTACACCTATTTTGCTCAGAATATTTGCTGGAATTATAATACCCTGACTATTACCCCATTTTTTGATTGCTACACTCATAGCAGCCTCCAAATAACTTAATTGTTTAAACATAGTATAACTCACTTTATCAGTTTAGCACAAAGACTTTATCGGTCTATTTATAATCTGAAACTCAATAATGTATGCATATACTTATTGATTGCATTTAAATATGTATCTATCATCATCCACCGTTGGTAATCACCCAACAACTGAATAAATATCGCCTATTATTCAGTAAGTGGTGATGATGGTTAGGTGGTAGCGTTTCCTCCCCTGAAAACAAACAAATTGCGCTCAAGACCAATGACAAAGGCGGAAACTTACGGGCGAATGACTTTTTGACCGAGGATAAAGCAGGTTTAAGGTGGCAACGATCTAATAACTAACCATGCTATCAAGCCGGTGTCCTTGAGAGATCTATCTAACCTTGATGGATCAACCAAGACCATACACCACGATTTTTCGTAAAAGCTGCATGGATGCCGGGGACGACCTCTCCCAAATGAGGTTCTGCATATTTGACTCTCGTATTTTAAGACAGATTCTTCATGTTGGTATGGACGGCTGAAAGCTGCTAAAGCAGTAAGCTCCCTAATCCTATGCCACCATAAGGTCATTAGACTTTTATTGCCGTTAGAAAATGAAACGCTACTTAGATTAGCGCTTCAGATTAGTTTTCAGACTCATTTATCGTTTGTCTGCTAATTTATAGATCTCATCATCGGCACGTTTTCCAACAGCAATAACAAGAAGTACTATTTTGTTATCATTTACCTCATAGACCAAACGATATCCTGACGATTTAAGTTTGATCTTATATCGGTTAGTCCTTCCACTCAATCGAGAAGCCGGAACATGAGGAGTTTCCAAACGTTCAGCCAACTTCTTTTTAAGTTGCTCCCGTATTGTGTGACCCAAATTTCTCCACTCTTTAAGCGCTCGCTTCTCAAACTCAAGTTTATAGATCATCGAGGCTAACGCTCACAAATTCAGAATCTGCCAGCCGTTCATCTGCAATACGGTTTAATTCTGCATCTTCCGCTAATTCCAGATAATAAGCGTAAAGTTCAGGAGGAACACAATAGAATGCGGGTTCATTGCGATTCAGGATAGCAACTGCCCCACCTTCCCCTTCTTCAATGGTTCCCATTGGATTACGTTTTAAATCAGTAATGCTGGCCGCTATCGTCGTTAATATCTGGTATGCCATATTGAACCCCACAGTTAACTGCATTTTTAATGTCTTATAATAGCACTTTTAAAAGCATCAATAAAAGCATCGTTATCGGCGGAGTATACGACGGTTTGCACTAACCTATAGCGAGTTATTGTATTAATTGTATGAAATCTTAAACTTCAAACAGAACTTTTAGTTGTTTCTTATAAAGTTATCTATGTCTTCGAACATTTTACGCTGAAAAAACACCTCATTGACCAGCACACTAACCAATTGCCGCATATTGTCTTTGTTCTCACCAGTTTCAATACACCTAAAAGCCCATTCCGCCAGCTCAAAAGACTGACCTTTATCTTGAAGTCGTTCACGTACATGGGCAGTGAAATCAGTTTCAACGAAAGCAACTACATTAACAGGTTCTGACATTATTTTATCTCCGCAGGTATCATCATTTACGCAGTTTTTCTAATGCCGTGCTCCTATAATATCTATATGTATTTCTTTAAGTGATTTTAATAAAAATCTATTAAATATATATGGGAGCAAGGCTACTAAAACTAAGCTGCGGCTTTCTCTTTTTTGGATATAGATTTAACTGTACGTTTTGCTCTGACAGGCGGAACATAACCACCGATTGTCTTCATGACTTCAATTTCAATTTCTCGGTTAATACAGCCAATACCACCGGAATAGCCACGAAAAACTACCAGCATACTGCCGCCAGTGTTCATGCGGCTTTCTTTTAATCCCAGCGTTACATCTGGCTCCAAAAATGCCACACGACCACCAACAATCATCACAATCTCATTGGCGAATTTTCTAGCTTTCAAATACCACTTGGTATCAATGGACTGAGGGATCAACATAACCGTAGTTACTCCCTGAATTTGCTCACGAATGGCGGCATCAATCCACGGTTCAATTTTGGAATATGGAGGATTTAGAAAGGCTTTCGTGCCTGACATTCCCCAACTACATTTCAGAGCATCCTTTTCAACGCCTATAAACTTCTCAAATAATGCATTCTCTTTGTTACAGGCAATATCCACGTCAAATTTCAGCGAGAGTATGATCTCGGTGGCAGTGACACACCATCGAGGTGTCCGCCATAAATCCTTTAGTGATTTATCTCTTTTCCGAGTCTTAACTGTTGTTGCTGTTCCCATGTGTATTCACATACCTATTAAAAATAATAATTTTATAACAAGTGATCTGATCTTCAAGTGTTGATTTGTTTGTCGGGAACACGTTTATAATCGATTGTGAGACGTTTTTGACAGTTAGATAAGGAAACGTATTAAATAATCATAATACGTCCCCTCAGGAGATTCTGTTTACTGAGAGAATTGTTCTCTGAACATCCTTACCAGAGGGCTATCCGTTTTCAATGTCACATTCTTTCCAATACGGTCAGCAATACCCATAGCTGGCAATACAGCCATTAACTGACCTGCCTGAGTGCCAGCAGTTGTAGTTGGATAAGGTCGAGTCGGGTTGCTCATCATGTAAATACGGAAAATTTCAGATGATGCCGTATTGTTCTTGATTAAACATTCAATCCCTAACTGCGTATATACTGACAGTTCGTTACCACGTAATGCCCACTGAGCTAAGTTAAGTACTTTGTCTTTCGCCTTAACCGGACACTTATCAACCGCTTCTATCATGACCTCTTTTGTTACACCAAGTTTTTCGCAATCCTCAGTGGTTAAATCAGATAGCTGGAAACGGGGGCGCACGACTGTTTCACGTCTACGAATCGCCTTTTGGCGAGCAGGTTTGATTTTTATTTCTGGTTCGATAGGGTCAATTGAAGGTGTGTCTGTGACAATCTCATCAGACAGCGCAGCCAGAGTTGCCTCTAAATCATCTTCTTCTGCGTAGGAATTCAGATCAACTGGTTCAGGAATAGATCCTAGTAGTTTTGAAATTACCAAAGTTTCCATCTTACCGCTAACAACAGGTAAACCTTCAAGCCGGATAGCATCAGAGATGTCTTTCACATCTAGATTTTCCAACTCTGTACTCAATTTATCCAGCTCACTCAACCCGCCTACATCGTTTTTAAAAGTGACTGTTTCAGATTTAGAATCAACGCCTTCTGAGTCAAGAATTGCTAACATTTCATCTAAAGACAGATCGCTTGAAGTGTTTGCTTGTGTTTCAGTATTCATAGTCACTTTATTTTTTCCTTTAACATTTAACGTACTACTTTTTAAGTAATTATGACCAAATTGATTAGGCGATGAAGTTGAAATAATAGGCAAATGTAGTGACCGAGTAGTTATAACTGCTCGCATTTATCCACTTTTTCTGCTCTTGCTGATTGTCTCATAATGGATCTACCTAAATACATATCAGGTGAAACTCTAATCTACCGAGCCCTAAACACAGTTAAAACTACTAAGCTAATGAGCAAATTGTACTATCACCGAAGCTCTGGTCTTTTTAGAACTATACTCCGTGTATATGCACGTGTAATATGCACGTATAATTAATGATGGAGATAAATCATGACAGCAAAACAACGCAATACACAGAGCGTAACAATGACTATTGAACGAGGTTTACTGAATCGGGCACGTGAAGCGGGAATTAACTTTAGTGCAACACTTTCTGCTGCTCTAGATACAGAATTACGTCATTATGAGGCAAGGAAATGGCAAGAAGAGAACACAGAAGCTTTGGAGGCATTAAACCGTTTCCATGATGAACATGGTTGTTTCAGTGATGAATACAGGACGTTTTAACTATGCAATTCACCGTTTATCGTAATACTGGAAGAACTGCCGTTTACCCACTGTTACTGGACGTAACGAGCGACATTATAGGGCAGTTAAACCGCAGAATTGTTATTCCACTATTGCCCATTGAAAAATATCCAGACAACCGTCGTCCAGATCGTATGATTCCCCTTGTCAGACTTATAGACGACAAAGAATATGCTGTAATGACTCATGAAATGGCAAGTATATCTGTTCGTGCCTTGGGTGCTGAATTTTGCGATGCTACGCAATACCGTAACCGGGTTAAGGCTGCAATAGATTTCATCTTTGATGGTATTTAAAAAGGTAGATTGGCTATGAATCACCTGACTTATAAAGGTTATATCGGAACGATTGAATTTGATGTCGAAGATAATTATCTTTTCGGAAAACTAGCGTATATCCGTGATTTAGTCACCTATCAGGCAACAACAATTAAGGAACTGGAAGACGAATTCAAAAAATCCATTGAACTGTATCTTGACGACTGTCAAGAACTTAATAAAAAACCAGATATCCCGTTTATCCGTCGAAATTTCCGTCACTCAATCGGCGGCCATTGTTGAGCGGCATGAAGTACACGTAAAACCGTCAATACATCTCTTTCAATCCGGTATATCAGAATGTGGTGGGGCCTTACCACGACTTCCCTCGTACCTTTCAGCCGACCGGGTTTATACATCTCAGGCTGAGTACACGCCCGCTCTGCTGCCTCAAACTCATCATCCAATGCAATAGCCGCCTCTGGGTTATCACGAGAGATATAATCCATAATATTTTCGCGGTCAGTCAGAGCCATTGGTTTCCATTCCAGACGCATTACGACTCCTTACGCAGAGCATTTTTCCGGGCGGCGAAGTGACGTTTGGCATTCTCATGAGAAACTGCTGGTCGCGGATCATCAATCGATGCCTGTACCTGTTCCCTGAACCAGTCATCATAAGAAACGGCCTCATGTGCGCGTTTTAATGCTGCCGACCGATCTGGTCGAGTTTGTCGAGATGGATTCTCTGGAGAGTAATTTGTAAGTAAACTCAGTCTAGAAATAGAGTGAAATTTAATCACAACGATTAAATTTTATTAAAAGGAGAGAGGGCATGTCATTTACAAAATTCATAGATAAGGCATATGTTTCTCCTGATAAAATTATTAGAGAAACAGCTAGACTGTTAAAAACAGAAAAAAACGATACTGAGAATTGTTCGCATAGGTTACTGATCAGAAATGACGGTACTGTCCTTATCAATAAGAATAACAGAGATGTGATAGCAGCTTTTGAGCACAATTTAAAAGCCTTATCGAAGAATAAATAACTATTATGAGGCCTGTTTTTATTACTTTTGTTTTGATCTGTGTCTACAAATATATCGATAGCGACATACCGTCAAAAATTGAACTACAAAAAACACAAGGGTGGAATGCTTACTTTCAAGTAGCTTTAAATGGTGGTGAATTTTTGATCTCTGGCTTTGTCATGGCTTTATTCATTGAAATCCTGTTGTATCTAGCAATGTACATTATGAATGTGCCCGCATATTTGGGTGTAGAGTACATACATTTTACATTTGCTACAGATTTGAACGGATTTAGATACGCTACGGCAAGCTTTTTCTCATGGGTTGTGGTTGCATCTACAATTCTTATGAGTATAGGGCAGGCTTCAATTGCCAAAAATAGATCAGAACACTATGACTACAAAATTAAAGCCATTAAGAATAATGCAAAAAAAGACGCTGTAAATGAATTGTTGCTGGAATCATTGGAGAATAATCTTCTCGTTATGATCACCCTCAAGTCTCGCAAGGTGTATGTTGGAATGGTTGATGAAGCGAAATTTTATAATTTTCATACTCATTCCGATGCAATGGTATCCATCATACCCTTTATAAGTGGCTATAGAGATAAAGATAATTTATCTTTCAGAGAAGAACACTACTATACAGAAATTTACGAGAAAAAAGGGATAACGTTAAATTCTACAACCATTGACCCTGTTTCTAAATTTGTGTAATTGCCTGTTTCGATTATGTTTAACTAATCAACTCATTCTTGGTGAAAATTAATCTTCTTTTGTTTGTTAAAAACGCCCTCCAAATAGTCAAGCCTTGAACTGGAGCCAAGAGAGGCTGGCTTTAACTAAATTTTATACAATTTTCATCTGGTAATCGAAATAACCCGTATTTCAACCGAGCAATGAAAAAACAATCCATCATAAGCTGAGTATCATACAAAGCACCATGTGCCTTTTCTTCGTCGTATTCAAAGCCAAGCGCAAAAGCTAATTCACGTAAGGTCGGGCGTTTACCATCCTGTGTAGCCCATAGGCCGTGAAGCATAGTATCCATCCAGATGAGATCTTGTCTCAGTGTCACACCGTGCAGTCTCATTTCATGGTCAATAAACGGTTTATCAAACCCTAATCCGTTATGTGCCACAATCACTGTGGCATTATTCAATATTGCGGCAATAGAGTGGCATTTGCTCTCAAACAGCGGTTCTGCAACCAAGTCAGACAACCTAACACCCGTAATTTCCTGTGCTTTGGCTGATATTTCCCTCCGTGGATTAAAACGCATAGCAAGATCTTTAATAACTGCGCCTGTAGCCAAATCACGAGCACATAATGCAATTTCAAAGATACGATGCCCGTCAGCGTATTCTAACCCCGTAGTTTCAAGATCAAGCCCAACGGCTATTTTTGTCATAGTCGGATCGCCCCATTTTTACTAAACGTCATAGCCTTAGAAATAGCTGCTTTCAATGCGTCCGGTTCATTCTCAAATGATTCTGATTTCTCCGCTTTTTGGCCTGAACCAGTGACTATCATAGAAGTTAATGTGTGGCAGAACATATCCAGTTTCAAAATCACTACTGTCCCCTTGTGCGCGAATACCATAGGGAACTTATCTTGCTTATTGGATTTCTGCATTTCGGTGAAAACAACATTCAGTGTTTCTCCGACTTCACGGCTAACCAGACCTTGCACAGAATCGAATACGGCAGATACTCCAACAAATGCCTCACGCCTTGTAATCATGTTCTTCTCAAATCGACCTACAATATTTTCAATAGCCACTAGTGCCTTGCGATCTATCTCTTCTCGCAAATCAATCAACTCATCTTCTGATCGTGTTGCTTCGTCATTGTTAATAGCTTCTGACATGCTTTAAATCTCCGTTGTGTGGTCAGCTAATTTTCAACTAACCACACAGGCATAAAAGGATTAATGAACGGTACTGGTTTCGTAATTAAATGAGTCGATATAGCGGTTGTACACCCCAATCAACGAACTGACACGACGTTGAAGTTCAGTCATATCACGAGGGATCATGCGAAACTCAACATTTTTTGTGTTTGTAAAATTAGAAAATCGACCAATTTCACCCTCTATGAGACTTTCCAGTTTCATTCGATAACCCAAATGCATTGAAGCTCTATCTTTGCGCTTCATATTTTCTTCATCGACCTTAAAGCCGCCATGCACCAAAATAACGTGGGAGAAATGACGAGCTACTGCCAACCGTGATTGGGTTAAGATATCGTTCAGAGAAAGCTCAACAGACTTACCGTCCTCTGAGGCTTCAACAATAGTTGGTGGTACATAAGCCAGCGTAAAGGCCATTACATCAACAGGCGTGCGATCTGTTATAAAGCTCTCATCGGGATAGCTGCTATACAATTCATGAGCAACTGTCTCCTGCATATTGAAATACTGTCTGATAGTCATTTCAGAACGACAATCAAAACCGTTGCGACTGAGAATACCGCGTACATTGGCATCAAAATAACGAATACCTGTCTGTTCTGAAAAGGTTTTAGCCAAAGTACTTTTTCCTGTACCCTGTGCTCCTGTTAAGCCGAGTCTAAATATAGGTTTCATGGTGTTTGCTTCCAATACATCACATGGTCAAAAGCAGGCTCATTTTCCAGTTCATCGTAGTAATTGAGGGTCAGACGACGAGAAAATGCGGCTTTCAACTCCTCCATTGGGAAGAATGTATCGGCATCAATGGCATCGACTTCTATGTGGGAAATAAAAGCTCGGTCAGCAATATTAATAAACTGACGATAGATTTCAGCACCACCAATGATGTAAACCGCATGAAATTCGGCTAATGCTTTCACCTCATTAGCATCACGGATAATTGAAAATCCGGCTGGTACACGATTAGGGTTACGTGACAGGACAAAATTAATGCGATCCTTTAATGGCTTACCCAGACTTTCAGCCGTTTTTCTTCCCATCACCACGATTTCACCAAGCGTTCTCTGCTTAAACAATTTCAGATCACGTGGGCAGTACCACGGTAAGGTGTTGTTAATACCTATTCCGTTGTTCTTCGCTACCGCAGCAATTAATGAGATCACATCGCACCCCTCGAAACTGTATAAACGGTAGGGCGATGTGGGTGGTTACGAAAATCGTGCTCATCCTGTCGTTCAGTACACAGGACAGCAATAATCTGACCACCGTTTTCATTTAAATGTTCTTTTACTGCTTTCATTTTAAAGCTACGACCGGATTGTTTTGGTGATGGTAAATACAGGTAGTCAAAGAATACACCGTACTCTTTAAGCCAACTTTCTGTTTGCTCCATATATTCGGCAGGGCGGTCGTCAACAATGAGAATGTCACAACCGGTACGCTGGAAGCCTTTAAGCATACGAATGGACGCGATAATTGCCTCATCACGCTCATGCCGTTCGTTATACTCAATAATGCTTCCCTCTTTCATCAGGTGAAAACGGTTAGTGTTGTCAGAAAGTACACCGTCAATGGTGCATATAACTAGGGGTTGCATGGTGAAATATCCTTATTTCGCTACAGGCACTTTGATCCACGGGTGAGATTTGTAACCGCAAATCTTGATCCCTTGCCAATTAAAATCATTCAGTTCTTTCCATGAGTCAGGGAAAACAACAATCGGGTTGTTATCCGACATGTCAGAGCGGCTTAGATAAGTGTTTACACCATCTTCGTGGTTGTTATACAGGTGAACATCAAACCCAAAGTGGGTGAAGTTACAGGCCATGTGATCGGTAATATGAGCGAGATAGTGGGTAATAATGCTATAACCCGCAATGTTAAAAGGCATACCAACGAAAGTATCAACACTACGTTGCACCATACCTGTATTCAGTACACGACGGGGGATATTGTGATGATCAAGCCATTCATGAGTAAGGCTCGATATGAAGTCATCATAATTTACACTATCTCTTTCCATTATTGGCTTAATCGCCAGAGCAAAGTTAGCGTATTTTGAGTCAATATCATGCTCAATGTGATTGACGCCAATGCGGAATGCCATTACCAGACGAGTAACCGGATCAGTTTCACGGCTCCATGCACCAAACGCAAAATGGCAAGGCGGAAGTTTCATATCTTCCAGCTCACCTACGTTCCATGCTGTCATGATATTACGTCGGTTTTCAGGATCATTACGCAGATTGTCAACGATGCGTTGTAACTGGTCGATTTGACGGGTTATAGCTAAGCGTCCATCTGTCAGAATTCCCTCAATGGCATACCCACGATCTTTAATTTGCTCATATTGTTCAGGCGTAACAACACGAGTATCACGCCATTTGCGCCACTGTTTCCCATAAACGGGGCCGAGATCGCCATTTTCGTCAGCCCACTGATCCCAAATTGATACACCATTCTCATTGAGGAAGTGAATGTTGGTAAGCCCTTTGAAATACCATTCCAGTTCTACCAATAATGGCTTTTGGTTAACCGTTTTACCGGAGATCATTGGAATAATGCCACCGTCCAAGTGATAAAAACTTGGAATGAAGCAAAGCCCGATTGTGCCAATACCAGTTCTGTCTGCACTGGACGAAAGGCCAAATTGAGCTATATCTGAAACGATATCACGATATGATTCATCATTGAGAACCGGGAAGTTATTCTGGCTAGTTGATTTGTTTGATTCTGTCATTTTAAATTATCACCGTACTCATTCACTTACTACATTTTATATAAGTTAGTTAAGTAGCAAATAAAAAAAAGCGCACTTGTTAAGCGCGCTCAAGGATAGTATTTACTATAAAAAGTCTGTCAATAGTGGTAATTTTATTACCGATAACAGTAAATAAGGCATAACAAATATTAATAGGTATCTATTTACTTATCAATGATTATTTTATAGAGAATTGCATTGCTCGATAAAAGGCATCAAATCAACTGGTGTATAACTCGGTGACTTCAATATCTTATCGTCTGAAATACGATAACCGATCACCCCATCACGAGAGAGACAGGTGCGGAATGCTAAATCTGCCGGATTGTATTTACAGTTAGCAACCTGACTTTTGCGAGTTTCTGTGTCAGCAGACCACAACTTAGACATGTTAGATTCATGAATAGCCTGAGTCAGCCCATACAGAGGTACACCACTTAAATGCAATACGTGCCGGAATACAACCAGACAATCTGAAATGTAATCTGGCAAACAAGAAATTCCCTCACATGCGGAAACTCCCTCACCAGCGTCTAAATAATCAGCGATATCAACAAGCAAACCAGCCGTAGTAATAGCTAAATTAAAGCCTGTTTCTAAATCTCTCACAAAGCACGATCCGGTTTCAGTTGCCATTATGTTGAAAACGGTTTTTGCACCTAATTGGGAATGGTCGAGTGATAAGGCATGGCTCATTGAATTTTTTATAACAACAAGAGTACCAACCAGCACATAAACAGTGTCACCTACAGCATCAAGAATTTCCTTAGAATTACCTTCATCAAGCGCAGCTAAACCTTCTTCGGCTTCTTCACGAATCAAATTGGCACGTAAGTACAGCATTTCAGATGTTATGTCTGTTTCGTCTATCGGGTGACCAAAAACCTGATGAAACTCCTTCACCAACTCATAGAGTGGTTTAATGTGGTTGTTAATAGCAATTGCAGTTTTATCAGTGGGTTTTAGGCTAAGTGTCGGGTTATTGATCTTCATTAAGTTATTTTCCAATATAAGATATTTTTGTTAATTAGATATCGTTAATAACAATAAAAGAGTGACAGAGACAGTCACTCTTTTATGAGCGGTAGTTGGGTTAGATTTCAAAGCCAGCTAAAGCACCAGTACTTACTTGAGAGTCAATCTGACCTGTTAAATAGTCAGCCTTTTCAGCCTCTTGAGGGGCAACTTGTACATTGTCAGATAACAGCCAGCTATCCATCCACGGTAGCGGATCGCTTTTCACATCATCAAAGATAGGGGTAAAGTGAATACGTTTCATAGCTACATTTGAGCGGTGCTTTACGTATTTCTTCAACATATCAGCGTTCAGACCAATCATTGATCCGTCTTTAAACAGATATTCAGCCCAAGCCATTTCCTGCTCGGCAACAGACTTCATTGTATTAATAACAAACTGGCGATTACGTTCGGCTATACGCTTCCACATATCGCCCTCACGACCGGAATACATCAGTTTGATCATTTCCTGAGTGACGTGACAGTGAAGAGCTTCGTCACGGGCAATAAACTTCATAATTTTGGCATTAGCTTCCATCACACCGCGTTCGCCAAATGCAAACGTACAAGCGAAGCTCACATAAAAGCGGATAGCCTCAAGGGTATTTACAGCTACCAATGTTTTAAACACTTGTTCATGAATTGTCTCAACGCCGTATTTGTGTTCAAATTCCTCAATACCGAGATATTCACGAGCAACAAAGAGCTTAATAAGTTTGTCGTATTCCTCTGAAACAGATGCGGCACGAGTCAGAATCATTTCGTCTTCAACAATGCCATCAAAGATAGTGTCGGGATCATTAACCAGATTACGAATGATGTGAGTATAACTACGGCTATGAATGGTTTCAGAGAATGACCATGTTTCTATCCATGTTTCCAGCTCCGGCAATGAACAAATTGGCAGGAAAGCAATGTTTGGCGCACGACCCTGCACTGAATCCAACAGAGTTTGATATTTTAGGTTAGAGATAAAAATATGGCGTTCATGTTCCGACATAGCTTGGTAGTCAATACGATCCTTACTTACGTCCACTTCTTCTGGTCGCCAGAATAGACTTAATTGACGCTCAATTGCTTTTTCAAACAAGCGATGCTTTTGTTGATCGTAGCGAGCAACGTTTACGCTTAATCCGAAAAACATTGGCTCTTTAGTAGCATCATTCTTCTTTTGTCGGAATACGGAATAACCTGACATATTTTTTCCTTTAAATTTGGTGTTCTTATATTCTTAATCAATCAATTAGGTGTTCAAGACGAATAAAAAGGCGGGTTTTCACCCACCTTAAAGTAGCAATTAGAATCGGTTAGATTTTGCAAGAGTCGCCACAATCGTCACCGGCTGGAGCGACTGGAGTTTCGCGCTTATCTTCTTCGCCAGAACGGTCACGGGTGTTGTGGTAATACAGTGTTTTTACTCCCATTGAATAAGCCATTAGCAGATCACGTAATAACTCCTCCATCGGCACACGTCCGTTAGGATAAATCTCAGGGTCGTAGTTGGTATTAGCAGAGATAGACTGGTCAACGAACTTCTGCATGATCGCCACTTTGGTCAGATAACCTTTGTTTCCTCCCATTTGCCACAGGTATTCATACTGCTCTTTTAGAAGTTCATATCCCGGCACGACCATTTTCACTGCTCCTTCTTTGCTCATCTTCACAGAGACAGGGCCACGAGGCGGTTCAATACCGTTAGTGCTGTTTGTAATTTGGCTAGAAGTTTCACATGGCATCAAAGCAGATACAGTTGAGTTACGCAGGCCATAGGTTTTGATATCCTCGCGTAACGCTTCCCAATCCATTTTCAGAGGTTCAGTAACGCCACCTGTTATCTTGTCTAATTGCTTACGATAGTGGTCGATAGGAAGCTCGCCGTTCGCATAGCGAGTATCACCAAACATAGAGCATGCACCGAACTCTTTCGCCAGACGGTTAGATGCTTTTAACAAGTAATATTGGAAAACCTCAAAAGTGTCATGAACAAACTGATCCCCCGCAGAATCAGAATACTTAAATCCATTCTTCGCCAAGTAATAAGCAAAATTGGTCACCCCCACACCTAAGCTACGGCGACCTTTTGTAGAACGTTCTGCCGCTTTCAATGGATAGTTTTGATAATCCAGTAACACATCAAGAGCCGCGACCAATAGATAGGAAAGATGTTCAAGCTCATCGAGGTTATCAATTGCACCCAAGTTGAATGCAGACAGAGTACACAGGGAAATTTCACCATTAGGATCGTCCGCATATTGCAATGGCTTTGTAGGCAAGGCTATTTCCATACAAAGATTGGATTGGTGAATAGGTGCAAGAACAGGATTAAATGCACCATGCGTGTTCATGTGATCTACGTTAGCAATGTACACACGACCAGTAGAGGCGCGTTCTTGCATCAAGGATGAGAAAAGCTCAACAGCTGGAACGGAAATTTTCTGAATATTTTCATCTGATTCTGCCGATTCATACAAACGGGAAAATTTAGCTTGGTCAGCAAAAAATGCTTCATAAAGACCGGGCACATCGTTAGGGCTAATCAGTGAAATGTTTTTACCGTCAATCAGGCGCTTGTATATATAACCGTTGATCATTACGCCATAATCCATGTGACGAACACGGTTTTCTTCAACGCCTCTGTTGTTCTTTAACACTAACAAGCTTTGGGATTCTTTATGCCACAGTGGATAAAATGCCGTTGCTGCTCCACCTCGAACGCCCCCCTGAGAACAGGATTTCACCGCAGCTTGGAAATATTTAAGAAACGGAATTACCCCCGTGTGGTTCGCTTCACCACCACGAATTTCGCTACCAAGAGCACGAATAGCACCGAAACCAAGACCAATACCGGCACGTTGAGAGATATAACTAACGATAGCGGCTGCGGTTGCGTTAATTGACGACAGGGAATCACCTGCTTCCATAACCACGCAAGAACTGAATTGACGGGTTGGAGTACGCAAACCTGCCATGATCGGAGTAGGTAAAGACAGTTTGAAAGTTGAAGTAGCATCATAGAAGTCTTTTACCATTTGCAGACGGGTATCTTTCTTCCAGTTTTGAAAAAAACACATAGCCGATAACATGTAGACATGCTGCGGAGCTTCATAAAGCTGACCAGTAACGCGATTCTGAACTAAATATTTTCCCCGTAGCTGAACAGTTGCGGCATAACCAAACAACTCATCACGATCAGGCTCAAGGTATTCACCAAGTTCTGTAATTTCTTTTTCAGTGTATTTTGTCAGTAAATCTTTATCGTATTTATTAATGGCAACGATTCGCTGAATGTGTTCAAACAGGTCAGGATATTCATAGCCACCAAAAGCTTCCTTGCGAATTAGGCCAATGTTAAGGCGAGCAGCTACTTTGCTGTAATTAGGGGAATCAACTGATATTAAGTCAGCAGCAGCTTTTACCATAAGGGAATGAATATCAGTAGTTTTAACTCCATTCTGTGCGCCTATATGCACTTTCATAGCAATAGCAGATGCACTTACACCATCAATACCTTGTGTACCATACATAGCAACACGATTGAATTTTTCAGTATCGAACGGTACTTGCGATCCGTCACGTTTAGTAACTACTAAGGTCATACATATTTCCATTAATTTGATAAATTTTAAAGATAATAGGTAAGTATTTACCTATTATCAACCACACAAAAACTATATATTGTGTGGTTGATTTTTAAGTAACCAATATATTGGGCTAGCTAGATAAGAGAGGATAGAACGGAGGCTACTTGGCGATACTGATCGGTTTGCATACCGGTATGAATTGCAGCAATGGCATCCGCTAAATGCTCATTTTTATTGACCAGCTTAACTTCGCCTTTTTCTTTACGAGTTAACCACGGGGCTTCTGGGTGCTTTTGAGTCGCCCATGCGATTATTTCTTCTTTGGTCGTTGTCTTTTTGCCGGCAACAAACTTTTTGATTTCGATAGGTGTAACCTGAATCAGTGGCTTATCAATACAAGCCAGAACACCAATACAAATGCCGTATGACGTTTGTGCTCGACTTGACTGGCTGCCAACAGGTAACTCACAGAATATTAACTGAGCCTGCTCAATAATGGGTTTCGCCTTTTTCCAAATCTCCGACGCTCGGCGGAGATCGTCACTGTTCACCCGAACAGATTTTTTAGTATCGCCTGATTCTGTTTGCGTCAGCTCCATGCGTTCAATTTTCACAACCGTATTATTTCTGATATCCAACTCTCCAGAAACAATGCCAAAATTGGAAAGAGAAGGGTCGATACCAACTACTTTGATAATTTTATTCACTATGTTACCTGTATTTTTTAACTAAAAAGAGCCAAATTCAAACGCTCTACCGTTAACAGCAATACTCACAATTCCGTCATCAATGCTTATTTCTGATACCTTAGCTATTTCGATTTTTGTAGTTTCAGGTGATTTTGTGACTGAACTAAATGAACTAAATTTTTCAGAATTAAATTGTTCTGACAAAGTGTAGTTTCGTGACAAAGCAGCAATTGCGTTTAGATCCTGAGTGAGTTTAGAACAATCATGCTTTACCTCTACTTTAAACACGAAGTCACCACACGTTACCCCGTAAATATTGTCTGTATGGCTTGTACATCGTTTTTTTGAAACTGATAGCCCACTGGTATCACCAGACTCAAAAAAGTTTCTCTTGAGTGTTTCTGTGAGTTTTTCAATAGCAGCGTGATAGTGAGTTGCCATACGTAGTGTTGCGTTTAAATCAACGTGATTGATCTCCTCAATCAAAACACGTCGGTTTTCTTGAATATCTTTGCCGTCGCAGTCAGTCAGGATCGGCATGATGATATATTCGCTTTTTCCATCAAGCACCGTGTTAACACGGTGGAAATGAACCATTAAAGGTTCTTTCCCCTCTAACATTTTCATCGACAACCAACTATCAATTTTTTCAATAGCTGCGGACGACATAACTTTTTGCAGTAACGGCTTGGACGTACGCCATTTGTCAGGAGTAATAGCAAAACTGCCTGTGGCGTCTGATTTTTCAAACTCCATTCCAGACTCAGCTACACATAAATTTTCATCAATTGAATGAGAGTAAGCTAAAACCGGAATCCCTTTCACGTTCATTAAGTTGTAGACTCGGCTTAGATTGATTGCATCAGAAACAGCTATCGCCGAAGCAATAGCAGATTCAAGAGGTAACTTAGTTGACATAAGAACGACCGCCTTTTGATTCGACAGTGATTGTTTCCCTGAACCATGATTTCATTTCCTTGTGGGAAATAATCATCACTGTGCCACGCTCACGAGCCTTAACCTCAAGAATTGCCATCAAGCGCTCCAGACCTGCTACATCCAGTGCATCATCAATTTCATCACCGATGAATAATTGAATGTTCTTAGTTGCACGGTTGGCAACCAGATCTTGTAGTGCTAATGCGGTAGCAATACGGACTTTACGTTTTTCACCGCCAGATAAACCGGCAAAAGACTTAGATGCACCTTCTTTAGAAACCGCGATATTAAACTTGTCCTTAACTTCACCTTTTTTGGTGGTTTCCATCGTAGACCAGACCGCTTCGATAGAACCGTCAGATAACGTATTGAGATATTCCGCAGTGCGAGAATTTAAGAAAGGCGTAACATTAGACAGAATATGACTTCTGACACCGGACGGAGAGAATACTTTCCGTGCATGTTCTAACAAAGTACATTCACCATCTAAAACTACTTTGTTCTCTTTTAAAATCTTTAAATTATCTTTTAGGAGCAAGGCTTCTTTTTTGGTCTTTTCAATGAGTCCGGTGAATGGGTTAATTTCAGCTTCAATCACTTTTAATTTATCAATTTCTGCCTTGTAATAAATTTCTGCGGTTTTCTCATTAGTGGTTGATTTCTCAACATAGGCTCGTTGTTTTTGAAGATTAGCAATGCTTTCCATTTGAACATCAATGTTCGGGCGTGAAGTTCTTAAGATTGTCAGCTTTTCTTCTGCTTTTGTAAGCTGTTCAGTGATTTTATTAATCTCCGGAATAAGCTCAACAGTAATGGTCGTCATATCTGTTCTAGCCTTATCAACATGACCTTTTTTGACAGTTTCCAAATTGCTTTCACAGTAAGGTTTACCACATTCAGAACATGGCACACCGACTTTAGCCACAACTTCCGTGGCATTGGTCATAGCTCGTTTAGCTTGTGCTTTTAGGCGATCTATTTCATTCTGTTTTATCATCTGCATTGAACGAGTTTTCGCAATTGCAGACTCAAGCTCACTGACCTTATGATCATGTTCTGTGACACCTGAAATTTCGGTACGAATGTCGGTAATTTTTTCATCGATTGACTCGAGTGATGGGTTATCTCTACTGGACAACTGTAATTCGGCCAGATTAATTTCAGCCAATTCAATGGATTTTTTTACCTCTGTAATACGTACCTTACGTTGCGATTCCCATTTGGCAGCAGAGTGTTCAGTTTCCTCAGACGTTTCGAGGGCACTGATAAATGCACGGTCAGCAACAGTAATTTTCCCATCAACACCATCACGTTCAGCAAGTTTTGCATTGTGCCTCTCACGAGCAATCTCATACGAGTAGGTAAGACGATCAACCCCCGCAGCTTCTTCAACAATAGCTTTCAGATTCTTGTCGGTCATGCCCGGTAAATCAGGCATGTTTTCCTGACTGGCATAGATTGAAGCCAGAAATACCTCTTTGGAAGCGCCTATCAGCTTTTCGATAAACTCCTGAGTGAGCTTGTCAGTACCTTTTGTCAGGTCACCATCTTCACAAGACACCATTAAGCGGTTCTTATTGGTAGTATGAGCACGGTGGCGCATTATGGAATAACGTTTGCTGTCTTCATCTTCAATTACGATAGAAACTCGGCAATTCTTTTCAAATCCTGTGCTTAACACATCATCAGCTTTCAGCCCATTAGCTGTTTCACCGTAAATCCCCCAACATAAGGCATTCATTAGAGTGGATTTGCCTGAACCATTACTGTTTGCTGAGGTATCGTCAGTATTTTTACCTTGAATTAAAATTAAACCACGGTCATTCAGTTCAACTTCTGCTTCTGCAATCCTCATAAAGTTTTCAACAGTCATTTTGATGAATTTCATTATTCTTTTCCCTCTGCTTGGGATAACACGTCCTCACACACCGCTGTCAGTTTTGTCACATCAATAGAGGTATCTGATTTCCCTATAAGTACACAGTAATTGCCGACAGATTCTTTAAGGCTATCTATCTTGGCTGTTCCTGCTGTAGCAGTACCAACACTTACCAGAGAGGCTTCTTTCGTAAAATTACGAGTAATACCACTTGCTCCTAGCAGCTTTGCCATTTCTTCTAACTTCTTGCCGTGTTCATCATCTTTGATGACAGCGCGAATTCGGACGTAATTGCCTTTCACCATTTCAGGAGTAAGTTCGTTATCCAATTCAAGGAAAATAGGGGCTTTAGTTGCATGTTGGCTATATGTTCCATCTTGATTAATCAGCATATAGCCAGCGGTAGTGCCGATATCTCCCCAGTTTTGATGGGTCAGTGCCCCAACCGAAATAACACCGGGAATAACTTCTTTGTGGTTGTGATAATGACCAGAAAGAACATAGCGAAAACCCAAACCGTTAAACTCTTCTGCCTCCATACCTACATCTGGCATGCCGGGGATCGCTTTGTTAATTGAGGTATGAATAATCAGATCATTTGGAACTGATATATCAATGGTTTTCGCCAGTTCTTTGACTGTATTCAGTAATGATCTATGGTCGCTATACCAGCTAATCATGTGAACCTTTACACCATCAAGATCAAATGATTGTGGTGTTTTAGAACAGACAATATTAGCGCCTATTTTGGAAAACGAAGCCGAAGCATTTGCTGAAAATACAGAATCATTAGTTTCTAAATCATGATTGCCAGCAAGGATGTACACTGGTAAACCGAGCGTATTGATGATCTTGTTATACAGTTCTGATGTGAAATGAAGAACTGTAGGCGCAATGGAGCCACGAACGTGAAAAACATCACCTGCATGAAATAACGCTTTTGCACCAGCCTCTTTTGCTGCGACAGCTGCTTCCCAAGTAGCATCCAATTGAATTTTTAGGCGAGAGTTCATTCCATTGTGTGAAGTGGTCGCAAAGGCATCCCAAACATGGTAATGCGTGTCAGATATTAATCCGTATAGCGCTTTTTTCATTTATCTTTACCTTTATGTAAGTATTCATATACATATTGAAATTAGGATAATAACAGAATAGAAAAGGCAAAGAAGAAAGAAAATAAGGCGCTATAGGTGTTACGCGCCTTTAGAGAGGATTACTGGTTGTGATGCCATGATAGATTAATCACGTTCGATTGTATGGCTTCAGGTGGATCACCGAGTTTCCTATCTATCTCATCGATAAGTGAATGACTAACTTTTTCAATATAGATAGCGGTTAATTTGGAATCAGGTTTTAAAAAGTGGCCGTAGGACTTCTGAATAACAGTTTTCACTTCATCGATAGATTTGCCTCCCATAGCAAGATGGTTGAATTGAGCGTGTATCTCAAGCATTTTATCGATAGAACCTGAAACAACGCTACGTACCATTCCAAACCGGAGGATTTCACCTGTTTTAGAGTCAGTCAGCGCAATAACTTTTCCTTTTACTAATCTTTCTTGCCATGTTGTGCCCGCTCTTAGAGTGTTAAAAATAGGGAACTCTAAGCCAACGTAGGGCGTTCTGAATGAGATAGATGGTACGAATCTGGCACAAGTACGTATAGTGGCTTCTGCATGGCTCTCAGTGAGTTTTAGAGCACGTTGAATAGGGCAGTTAGATATGATGGAACAAATTTGGCATAGATGGTTATTGCGGGATCGCAGGGATTTCGGTTCGATGGTATAGACACCTGTTTCCAATCGTCTGACCCTTTTCTGTTTTTGTTTATGATCGGTCATTAATTTGTCTTATTTACTGCTTGTCAGATTATGCGGTAAATCATATCTGAAAAAATGAAGTTGTGTTGCTTTACCTGTTTTTATTCTCAGATATGTGTATTTATAATTAATTATTTAACAAATAGTTAGATGTAAAAGAGTAGTCAAAAGCTAAGTTACTCATATTTTCCACAGGATAGATCTAATAATAAGACCCTAAGAGATCTATATAAGATCAATATAGATCCCCGTAGCTGGAATCCCGCATCATATAAGGCTTGAGAGTGGATCTGCGACCACTATAAAGAGTATTTAGACCACTAACATGAGCTTTTATGACTACTATGGAGAGTAAACAAACCACTGTAGAAAGAAACTACGACTACTATGGAGAGTAAAGGAAGATTCTATCCACAAGGAGATTGATTGGGCTTTTTTACATATCAACAGGTTAGATCCTAATAAGTAAGTACCAAAGAGTTCTATAAGTACATAGAGATTCATTTTCTTATTTTCTTTTGTATATCAAATAGATTAATCATTTCATGACCACTATGAACAGTAAAATGACTACTATGAAGAGTAAATAAACCACTATAGAATGTGACATGACCACTATCGACAATAATAATAGACTACTATGATGAGTAAACGAGCCTAATTAATTCAATTGAGAGGGGACTGTTTTGCCTGAAAATACCTTATTTGACGAGGAATTAATTCAAGCTTTTTCAGAGGTGAGAAAAGAAACAGGTGAATTAGTCACGTTAATGCCAAACACAAACAATACAGTGCAGCCAGTGGCTTTAATGCGCCTCGGATTGTTTGTACCAACCCTTAAATCGACGAATCGTAGTAAACGTAACCTGATGGCCTCAATGGATGCAACTGATGAATTGAAGCAATTATCGCTGGCTAAATCTGAGGGTTATACGAATATCAAGATAACTGGCGAACGTCTTGATATGGATAATGATTTCAAAACGTGGGTAGGTGTGATCCATTCATTTGCCAAGCACAAAGTCATTGGTGACAAGGTCACGTTGAAGTTTGTCGATTTTATCAAGTTATGCGGTATTCCCTCATCCCGCTCATCAAAGAGATTACGTGAAAGACTGGATGAATCTTTGCGGCGTATTGTCTCTACAACTCTCTCGTTTACGAGTGATACAAAGGCGTATCACTCCCATCTGGTTCAGTCAGCCTACTACGACATGCAGAAAGATACGGTGACGTTACAAGCCGACCCAAAAATTTTTGAGTTGTACCAGTTCGACCACAAAGTTTTATTGCAGCTACGAGCCATTAATGAATTATCGCGTAAAGAGAGCGCTCAGGCGCTTTATACGTTCATTGAGAGTTTGCCATCAAATCCAGCTCCGGTATCGCTAGCAAGGCTTAGAGCGCGGTTAAATTTGAAATCTCGTGTCAATACGCAGAATGCTACTGTTCGTCGGGCTATGGAGCAGTTGAAAGAAATTGGGTATCTAGACTTTACCGAAACTAAGAAAGGGAACTCGGTTTACTTCATGATCCACGAGCGGACGCCTAAGCTCAAAAAAACCAAGGTTATCAAAACAGTTGGGAAACGAAAGACCACTAAAGAGAGTAAAGCCTCTAAAGGAAGTGATGATACTATCCTTGCCGAACTGACTAGGGAAGAGTTGGAGTTACTAGAAAAAATAAGAAAATCAAAGTGATATCTGGATTAAGACCACTATAGAAAGTAAACATCTAACGACCACTATAGTGAGAAGTTAACTCTTTATAGTGGTCTTTTTTATGTTACTTGGGTTTGGATTAGGGTATTAGAATTATTCTTCTATATTTGGCAAAACAGTAGGGTCGAAGATAATTCTATGCTGCGATGGATTTCTAGCGCATATTAGCAGATGCTGTCGATGTTCTTTAGAGCCTATCATACGCAGTTTCATTTCAGATTTACACCACGGGCAATCACAAGTTATTTTAGTTAAGTAAATGTTTTCTTTTAAACCAATTTCCAGATTTTGCAGACCGAGAAGATGTTGGAACTTAAATCGGTTAATGAGTAACCCCATAAGCAAAATAGGTAGAGAGAATACTAAAGCTATGAGCGCGATTGAGTGTAAATAGTAGTTTCCTGTAAGGAATGGTAAGAAAATTCCAGCTATACTAGCAAGACTTCCCCAAGTACCTAGCTTTAAAAAAGTTGAACGTTTTGCCAGTTTACCTTCTTTTGACCAAGGAAGTTTTACGAAAGAACGCTGGATATTTAGAGTAGAAGGGTCGATATTATTCGAATTTGTATAACTGTCACCTACATGGATAACATTATCTTTTATCTCGGAGTTAAGGGCATTAAAACTATTATCACCAAAGACGATAGAGGTGCCTCCTCTCGTTTTACCGCATGTTGAGCAAAAATTATCATTTTCCGCGATTTCCTTTCCACAAGCTGTACAAAATACCAACGTAACCTCCTAATTATATGATGCTACCTAGTAATGGACTTTAATGTGCAAGAGGCTCACAGGTAAGTGAGTATAATATATATACTGTATTTTTATGCTACGTGCTTTAGTTTTTATAATAAATTTAACAATCAGTTGGTAAATTTATTTGTGAAGAAATGCATTAAAGCAGTCTGCTAAACTCCTTCTGTAAGGATACCAATTCAATTAATAGTGACGGCGTAACTTTTTGTGTTCTCTTACTAGTATTCACTAGACCACTATAGGAAGAAGTAAATCACTCTTTATAGTAGTCATGTTTCTTATAAATAACGTCCATAGTTTTTGCACTACATTACTCATTACTGTGATGTTGGGTGGTGTATTTCCTTAATAATTATCAGGAGGTGTTGATAGTGGGTATTGGTGTTGACGGTGGGTATTAAATGAAGTAAAATTACTCTGATTTTTGCAAATGAGGAGAAAAATGAGTAGCGATGATTTAATTAAGAAAATTAAAGCGAACGGCTGGACATTGGTTAGGATCAATGGATCTCACCATGTTTTCGAGAAATCAGGAGAACCCTTGCCGTTAGTAATTCCTCACCCGCGTAAAGATATTGCGGTAGGAACGCTAAACAAATTACTAAAACAAGCAAAACTGAAATAACAATGAAGTTAAGCGGCCGTTTATGGTCGCTTATCCTGACTTAAAATGAGGTAACTATGAGATACCCAATATATTTACATCAGGCTGATGACGGTTCATTTTCCGGCTTCGTTCCAGACGTAATTGGTTGTTACTTCGCTGGTGATACTATAGACGATGCAATTTCTGATGCTACAAATGCTTTAGATACTTACTTTGAATATATGAGTGAGAATGGTAACACCCCTGTAGAGGCAAAAACTGTAGCTGAACACCTGAATGATGACGATTGTCAAGGTGGAATCTGGGCTTATGTCGATATAGATCTAACTAAATACGAAGGGAAAACGACTAAATTAAACATCACACTACCACAATTTCTGTTGGTAAGAATTGATGACTATGTAAACTCACATCGTGAGTACCACAGCCGTAGCGGATTCTTTGCCGAATTAGCTAGGCGTGAACTAGCGAAACACTCGTAACTCAAAATATCCTCTTTGCAAAATCAGAAAATCCCGCCTTATGTGCGGGTTTTTTCTGTTATTAATAGATGGTACTACGCACTATAAATGAATGACCACTATATGTAGCTACTTGAGCGTCGAAAGTAATGGATCATGATCAGCATTTTCCATTCGAGCAATAGAAGGTTGTTGAACACCTATAATGGCAGCCAGTTCCGCTTGTGACATGTCTAGTTCATCACGTAACTGACTAAGGGCTAATTTGATGCTAGCCAGTTCAATGCGCTTTTCAACATGAGCCTGCATTTCTGGACTTTCTTTTGCTAATAATTCTATGTAATTAGCCATAATTATTTCTCCAACTTGTCCAAATGATGACGGTACTCGAAATCAGCTTGTCTGATCGTTTCCTTCTATGAAATGGAGTTTTTACTCATCATCATCTTCTTCAATGTCTTCTTCCTTTTTACTATCTGCATTTATATACAAAAAGGAATTTTGAAAAATTATATAGCCTTCCGGTTTCGCTACACTGTGATCACTGAGTACGTTGATTACAGAAATTGGGAAGTCTACAGTATGGTCATCCTTTCCTAGATAATCTGCCCAACGGCTAAAAATTTCTTTTATAAAGAATGCCTTAGTTATTTTTCCGCCATCTTTTTCAAACCAATGGAGAATCTTGAAAAGAGGAATGTAAGTTGATCCTTTGTGATAAATTTCAGCTAAATGTGTAGTAATTTCATGTTCAATTCTTGGGTTAGTTTTTTTCATAATTATTATCCTTATTTAAAGTTAATCTTTGTACTTGCCTTAATATTATAGAATATATAATATCATAAAATCTATAAAGTTATAATGTATATAATATCATTATATTTTATAAAATGATAAAAACTTGATATTTTTCAATTTATTATGTTTGATTTTGTTTTTTGAAAGTGCTGGATGTGATGAAGGAGCATGAGCACTATAGAGAGTAGCTTTTTGAGAGGTCGATAAGAGGATTGCCGTTGCAATTAGCCTGTACTGCGTCGGTTAGTTGTTTAAAAATCTTTTTTAAAGACAAGTTGTTGGTGAAATTTTACTAATAGATGCAATTAGGAAAGCTATAGATTCATCAGAGTCTATTTCTATCCCGATGATTATCGTTGAAGCTAAGAATGAAATAGCCAAAAGCTATATACAAATATTGGCTTTGAGGAGTTTCCGAGAACGAAGAATAAACTGTTTATGCCTATGGCTTCTGTTGTAGAAATGATAAAGATAGTGGATGAAGAGTAAGCCTCAGAACTCATTGGTGGGCTTTGAAGGCTGCTTAACGTGGCCTTTTGCATGTTTATTTAATTGGATAATCATCAGTTTTAACTCGCATCCTTTTAGCCGATGAGGTTATCAGTCTAGCCATCTCTGATTTGATGTGAGGCCAACAGATGAACATCCACAACCAGCATTTCAAAAATGGGTGACGGATGTTGTGCCGTAACATAGATTCGAGCATTAAACCAGTTCCGCCAATGTAAAGCATGAGTAGTACAATAATTGTGTGATTCATAATATCTTTATGTATGTATTTTAATACGTACTATAGTGGTTTGTCTTATAAGAGTAAAGATAGAAACAATCACATTATCTAATTTTTATCATTAAGATAATGTGATTGTTTAATTGCTGATGATATTTTGCCAAAATGAAAAAGGCACTCAATAAAGTGCCTTTAAAATTAACTAGATATGCTGTTCAAGATTATTGCTAAGGTCATTGATATGATGAGTAGGTAAGTTATGTGAGCTATCCTAGTATTGCTTTGAGGAGCTTAATTGCCTGTTTTTCAATTCCTTTAAATATGGCATCACTGATGTGTGTAGGGAAATTATCAGGTAGTTGCGCCGAAACTTTCTGGATAACGTCAGGTGTTTGTTGCCCTATCTCTGTTAAGAATTTTTTTGCTAGCTCTGGAGAAATACCAACATGATCAGCAGTATTCAGAAAATGACGCGGTAGAATTTTAGCCCAATGATATTGACGATTTTTCCCTTGTAGAGCCATCGCCATTTTAGCTTTTTGTTGTGGAATTCCTTTAGGATGAAACAGAGGATAGGCTGATATGATATCGTATAAAGGAGTCATGGTAAAAGATGACCCTGCGTCAATAAAGAGACTAAAATTCTTAGCATGACCATCAATCGCAGCCAATAGCCAAAATAGAATTTGAGTACGAAAAAATGTTTCTCTATCCAGTGTTGATTGTCGAGAACTAATAAGTAATTTCATTATATCTGAAATACTCGGCCCTCCATCAGACTCATATTTTTGTGCGGAAGATACCCCTAAAGCCTGACACATATCTTCCTGTGGTAGACGCATTAGCCAAGAACCGTCATTAGACCATCGTCGGTCGAAACGCCGTACTATTAATACTTTTTTATTACCAAATGTTGCTAACTCAGCATCTGCTACTGGAAAACCAAATTCTTTGGCAATTTTCAAACATAACCATTCGTTTTCGCAGCTTTCACTTAGGTCTATATTATTTTGTTCTATTCTTCCTATTGGAAGTTTAAAAATATGGCTGGTTGGTGTACTACCGATAGGGCGTTGCCAGCGTTCCTGATACCATAATAAGGCTGTTTTCTCTTGTGCGCCAGCTAGAGAAATTCTGAAATCAGTGTCATTATTCATCCCTAAAGGGGCTGTTCTATAATCATCAATTAACTGAATTATATCCCCTTCACTAAGTGGTTCTGCATGTATTTCTCTTACGGGAGGAATTTTTGAATCTTCTGGATAAAGCTGAATTGCTCCAATGCAATCGCGTCCAACACTAGCCAACAGGTCAAACGGATGGGAAGTAGCTATTTTAAATTTTGCCTGCATACGTGCAAGTATAATGCTTGAATCAGGTAATAAGTTGCTGAAAAAATTGAATACTTCACGTCCGGTATATTTATGAGAGGTCAGGGGTAAGGAGAATGATATAGCTCGCGAACCAACGGTTTTAATCCATGACTTTTTGTACTGAAAAGACATTGCTCCACTGGTATCACGGAATAAAATGCCCACTTCTGTACCGTTCATTGCAACAGTTAAGTGCTGGCTTTTCATTTATCACCACTCCTCAGTCCAACCATTATTTGTATCCTTATCTGGATTACGCTCAGTAATAACTAGTTGTAGTTCTAATGCAGATAACAATTTAAACAATGTCTCAACTTTGCATTTTTCTGGATCATTCTCGAAAGCAGATACTGTACTCTGTTTCATTCCTACAAGTTCAGCGGCATTCTTTTGCGTGAACTTCATTTCCTTGCGTTTATCTCTAATTGCCACCGCAAGTGTTTTAGGTGATGTGATCTTCATAAATATCCTCCAAAGGACAAAAAATAATTATCCTCTACAGGGGATAATTCAATAATATCCTCTACAGGGGATAATTCAATAATATCCTCTACAGGGGATAATTCAATAATATCCTCTATAGAGGATAATTGCAATATAACTCAATTAGAAAACACTAACCGTAAGATATTTATGTTGTTTACTTAATTAGTTATTTTTTGATTTTTCTAATTTTTAAAAATAATTAATTTGTATCTAGTTGATAAAAATATAGAATGGGAAGTAGGAAGGGCGCATAGCACCCTCGTTGATATGTATTATTCTTCCTCGTTATCTTCCAACTCACCACCATCCATTGCGGCATCTGCAATCTCTGCATTTTCAGTATGCCACTTTTCAAGCAGCTCAATGATTTTCTCTGTAGGGAGCTTCTTGAAGTTTTCGACAACTTCTTTACGTGAATAGGCTTTTTCACCCAAGAGAATACGACCGGATGCATTCTTTTGTAGATAACCGATATTCAGCATGTGCTCAACTAAAGATTCGGTTGAGTCGATACCAATATCGGTATCGTAATAGAAACTCCACGATGCGGTTTTAAAAGGTGGGGCCACTTTATTTTTAATGACTTTTGCCGTTACAACGTCACCGATACGTTCAGCCCCATCTTTAATTTGAGCTTTGGATAGCTGGATACGAACGGAGGCGTAAAAGCCCGGAGCCTTACCGCCCGGTGCTTTTGTATTATCACCAAAAGTGACACCTAAATCTAAGCGACATTGGTTCAAAAAGATCATGCATACGTTATACTTACTCGCCCATTGCGCGAGAGCAGGGAAGTGTGAAGACGTGCAACGAGCTAATGCAGTATTGTCGTTCATGTTCAGGTTATCTTTATCTTTGCCTTTACCAGAAGCCTTATTTTCGAACTTCTGGAAGATCTGATTCGGCACCATTGATGCCAGTGAATCGTACACTAGAACAATAGGGGATTCTGGCTGAATAACTTTGCTGTCACGCATTGCTTTGACAATTGAGGCAGCGTATTCAATCGATTCCTCAAACGTCTCCGGCTGTTGGTAAATCCAATTTCCATCATCACCTACATTAAGGCCGCATTTTTCCGCCAGCAGGGAATCAAAGCTCTTTTCATGATCCATAAAAATAGCAACTCCACCTGCTTGTTGACCGGCTTTCATTGCTTGGGTTGCAATATAGGTTTTGCCGCTGGACTCCCAACCAAAGATCTCAATGATGCGGCCACATGGGAAACCGCCACTGTATTTGCCTGAAACAGCTTTATTCAGATGAGGCAAACCAGTATCGAGCCACACATTGACGTGTTGCTGTTTAGCGTTAGATTTAACAGTGTTTTTAAAGAATTTTTTTAATGCGTCGTTCTTTGCCATAATTACGCTTTCTCCAACGGGTAAACAGTTTTTAATACGTCAATTTCAATAATGGTCTGACTCAAATGTTTGCAGACACGGTTATAGATGGTTAGGCAGTGCCCGTATACGATTTCCAACTCACGCTCGGTTACACTGATTTCGCTATTTGCCAGAATGGAACGAACACGACCCAAGCCATCACGACCGTATAGGTTGATAATTTCCTTCGCTAAGTCGGTTGGAGTGATTTTTAGGTCTTTGGTTATTAGTGAAGTGATCATACGGCTCCACCTTTCAGTCCATACCGTTCAAATGGGGTAAGAAACACTTCTAAATCGTCTAGGATTGATTGGAAATTTAACTTGAGCAGTAATTGATGTAGTTTCTCAGGATCGTAATCCATCGGGATTTGTCGGATAGTATCTGGCTTTAATGGACAGCCACGCAGCATCATTAGCTTGAGGTTGCGCTTGAAGATATCCATCATGCCAAGACCCTGCTTTTCGTTAAATTCGTTGTGTGACAGCTTCTCAAACGATTTACGAGCACGGTTCTTCATAAGTTCTTCACCAGCTAGGACGATGTGGCGAATTTCGGCTACAGAACCATATTCAGCCATAAACTCTTTTGCTCCTTTCTCACCAATTCCACCAACTCCAGGTATGGTGTCTGAGTTATCGCCATGAAGAGCTTTCCCTTGAACGAAAGCAAGTGGAGTGTGATAACCGGTGTCTTCAAAGAATTTTTCAAGGCGCAGGATTTTATCGTCACGCTGATTGATATAAGACACGTTTTCATCAACCAATTGCTTCCAATCACCGTCACCGGTCAGAAGATAAATGTGATCATATTTGAGTTTTTCAGTGTTAACCAGAAGACCTGCTAAATCGTCAGCTTCACCATCTTCTGCAATAAACTGTTCAACGCCTAAGTATGAAAATGCTTCCTGAATGAGAGGTCGTTGCTGCTTAAATTTCTCTTTCATTGCTTCCATGTCTGGGTTCGGATCTCGTGTTTTGTATTGTGGAAACAATGCCTCACGCTTTAGCGGTTTTCCGTCCCAAAGAACAATAACGCGGGCTTTTTTGATAGAGGCGATACGTTTTACAGATCGTAGCGTATTGAAGATAGCTTGTACCTCCATATCGCCAACTTTCAATGTCGCTGCTGATTGCTGGTGATAGTAGCCTTGACTGTGTGCATCAACTAATAAAAGGTTCATAGTTTCTCCTAATGATAAGGGCGCACGAATGCGCCCTTGTTCACAACCAAAGTTACAATTACAGACCTTCTAACTGTGCCATCATGTCAGCCAGCTCATCACCGCCTAATGCTTCGGATGATGCAGGAGCAACGTGAGCAGTTGGTGTTTCCGTAACGGTTGATACACTTGCAACACCAGTGAACTCAGCAGCTACAGCTTCCTGAGCAGCTTCTTTGGCAGCGTTACCAGTTGTACCAGTGGTTGAACCTGTACCAGCAGCAAGACTTGAGAAGCCCGGCAATGCTGTTCCAGTTGTACCAGTGGCAGGGAGAGCCATAGTTGAGCTAATAGCGACTGAAACACCAGTTAGTGTTCCGATTGCTTTACCAGCAATTGCCAGTTTATTAGCATCATTCAAACCGTTGGCGAAGTTTTCGAGATTGTGTATGGAAGAAAGCAATTTAGTTGGAACGGCAGCTTTGCCATCTTTACGTACCGGTGACACGGTGTATTGAGTATCACGACCAGCACCAGTGCGTTCGATTTTAAAGCAGTAACCTTTTTCGATATCTAAAGGTTCGCCAATTTCATCGGACATATCTTCCTCAATGGATTTAAGAACGTCTTCAAACACGGTTTGAGGGAGTTCAACCAATTGAGTTTTTTCGGCCAGATTGATATCTGGTGTAGCTGTTAATGCACCGTTGATAATGTAACGTTGGCTTGAACGAATTTCGGAGATCAAGTCTTCCATGCTGGAGTTGCCTTTATGGACTGCTTTTGCTTCCATAATTGCTTCACATAACTCACATGATTCACCGTATGTTGCTGTCTTACAGACAGAAGCGACTGTTTTCTCTTTACCAGCCTCTTTGGTTTTAACAAAGTGCATACCGAATGGCTGATAAAAGACTGCGTTTGGATTTTCTACATTAGGGAAAATGCGAAGATACTGGACACCACTTTGTAACTTGGCAATATCGACACCACGGCTTGCGCGTTTTGACGCTAGCTCTTTACGTTTACCTTTGATTAGCTCTAACAATGTAGACATATCTGTTTCCTTAATTTGTTTTGTTTATTGGCTTGTGTGCTTAGGTAGTTAATTAATTTGGTAAGTTAATTAATGTTCCTGCTTATTAAGATCGAATAAATAATAAATCAGTAAATACATACATTAAAGCTGTTTTTTAAGGGGCTTTTCATTTCTTTCCGGCAAACGCTCCGGCATTCAGATATTCGTAATCCAGCGTGGCTTTCTTTGAGGCTTGTACAATCATGTCTCTGCGGTGGCGAAAGGCTTCTGTGGCGGCTTTAAAGAGATCTGCTAACTCTTTATTGTGGTTGTAGTTGTGTCGAGTAGAGACGAGAGCACGGGTAATCGTAATAACCTTTTCCGGCAATTCTTCGATAAAGGACGTCTTGAGATTTAATTCAGCTTCTTCACCGGAATAATGGCGCTCTATCTGGCTTACCATTGCATCTATAGCCGACTCGGAACTCTTTGTGCCGTTCATACTACGTGCCGATCTGACGATGTTATAAATAGCAGCTTCAAGCCCCTCGATACGTTGCTTTTCTTCTAAACAAATACGCTCGGCATCAGCTTGTTTGGCGGCATATTTCATCATTAAAAGGGGCTGTGTTGACCAGACTGTATCGAGGTCTGTCAGGTCTGTTTTAAGGTCTTTTTCTATCTGATCAATGATAGTTTCTTTGATACTTTGATTTGATTCTGTCATATGATAAAGCCTAATAACTAAATATTAATTAATTTAAATATGTATTTATATACCTATGAATAAAGGTCGAAATTATGCGTCAATGATCCTACATGACGCAAAGATTTATTTACAAGCGCTGGACAAGCCGTTGGATGATCGTCACTGGTGACATGGACAATGTAATCTTTTTCACCTGTAACAAGTCCCGGCAAGCAGCCGCCGACAAAGTGAAACTCAACCAATTCCAGACATTGGTGCCACGGCATATTTTTTGGCGCTTCAAGCGTTTCCTCTGTATAGTATTTGCCGCTTGGCTTAAAGTAGGTGAGCTTTAATTTGATTTTTTCCATTACGCTGCCTTTCGTCTTTCCGTCTCTTGTTGCCTGAATAACCGAACCTTTTTAGTCAGTTCTTCGCGTGGGACACCTTGTTCAATCAAATCATCCAAATCACCGCCAATAAACTCGTTCATCAAGGCTATACGTTCCTCAGCCGAAGATAGGAAGCTGTTACGATAATTGACAAGTTTCTGAAATGCTTTTTCTGTGTTGCTACTGAATGCGATCTCTTTAAGCAGCCGGTTAAGTTCGTCCAGCTCATATTTACCTACCATACCTTTAGCCACATCACGGAGACGGCGATTAACACGTATTTTTTCTTTTTTTGCCAAAGCAATGACGATTTCTAAAGTGGTCGTAACACTGATGAATCTCCCGTAAGGTGAAGTCAGTACCATTAATTTAGCTTTTTCACGAATTTGATCTGTAATAACAGGCTGTGCTTTTTTCATTTCTATTTTGCTTATCTCTTAACTAATTACATTGAAATAATAAACCACCCAGAGAGGCACTAAACCATAACTGGACGGCTTGTGGCATTAACTTTCGTTTACTGCGTTTGCTATTTCTTCAACGATTTTTATCAGCTTTTCGTCTTCTTCTGGTCGAAAATAGAGAATGTTAGGATTGAATGCATAAAACACGGTGGCGTCCATTCCTGAAAAGTATTCTTTTCTACCAACAAGGTCAGATGGCTTTGATTTGTTGTTGAATAGCGAAGCTGCCAAATTGCCACAGGCTAAGACATAGGTGGGTTTTGCAATCTCCAGTTCGGCTTTCATGTACTCGGTAAATGCGACAATATCCTCTTTGGAATACGTCTTCATTCCCTCATCTTTCGGCTTTTTAAGCACGCCGGTGATGTACAGATCTCCCGTCAAGAAACCTGCGTTTGCCAGAATAGCTTTGAACTCGTTATAGCCAGACTCCATAAAGTAACCGTTTGTTGAGTCGCCTTTGCTTGCTCCGTCAAGAATAATCATAAATCTTGGCTTGCGACCGGTACGAGGGCGAACAAGGCCGTCCTTTAATCCGGTTTCACTGGCAATCCGGTTCATCAACAAATTGATATTGGCATTAACCTTCTCATCTATTATGAAATTACGGGAAGTTTTGACTGCTTCAACAATCAGGCTACCCATCATTTCAGCCTGATTTTTCCGGCGTGATTCGTCTGTGGCAGGTGGTTGATCTGATTCTATCACTGCAAAAGCACCGACTAAATCCAAGGCTTCAATGACACGAGAATTACAAGATCTCTTATTAACTGCCTCTACAAATTGAGACTTGCTTTCAAACTTGCCACCAACCTTATCTCTGGCATTGACAATCGCAATGCTGCCCGTAGACGAACAGCCTTTAATGGCACTAAACGGAGCAAACAAAGTAGGGCGCCCGTCAATATCTCTAATTTCCATTCGCTGACTGGAAATGTTGATATCAGGGGGCATAATGACAATACCGTAATCCAACGCATCATTGGCGAGATCTTGGTGCTTATCTTCTCCTAGAATCGTCAGTGCCGCAGCAAAAAACTCAGCCGGATAATAAGTTTTCAGCCACATAGATTGGTAGCTAATTAGGGTATAGGCCACTGCATGTGATTTATTGAATTGGTACGATCCATTCTTTTCCAGCGCTTCCCAAATTTCATTTGCTTTTTCTTCGGATAAACCCGGTTGCTCTGATCCCGAAACAATAGAGTTAACTAACTTGTCTTCAATAAGAAGCTCAAGACCGGCTCTCAGAGCATCTTCTACGGTCAACTTAGTGTCTCCACATTTAAAATGCTCTGCACGATGCACTGTTTTGATTACTCTATCCTCAAATAACACATCAATCCAACCAGCTCCGGCTTGTGCTTTGAATAGAGTACCCATCAAAGCCATTTTTGCCGTATCCTTCTTGCCGATTGCGGAACGGACACCATCAGCCTCGGCAAGTGTAAATCCACCGAGTATCTGTACTGTTTTCATCGTCTGTTCTTGGTAGAGAATAACACCGTTTGTTTCTTTGGTTAGCTCATCAAGTTTCGGGTGAAGTGAACTTGGTTCATGGAAGCCTTTAGCGACTCCAACAAATGTATCTAACATGCCTGATTGAATAGGACCCGGTCGGAATAACGCTGTTGTCGCAACAACTGTCTCAAAAGACACTGGATCAAGACCGCTACCTAAATCTTTAAGTAGCTTACGCATTGGCGCAGATTCAAGCTGGAACACGCCCTTAGTACGCCCATCAGCGAAATTAGCCATGACTTTTTTATCATCAAGGGAAACTTCGTTCAATTTCACTGTACCGGAGCCATAACGCTCATCTATATAATCGACTGCCAATTGCAGTAAATCGAGCGTAGCCAGTCCTAACACGTCTAATTTGATTAATCCCATATCTTCACAATGGCGTTTGTCCCAATTGATTACACGCTCATCGCCGCGTAGTTCTATTACTGCACGTTCATGGATTGGTACACTGGATACAATCATACCGGCAGCATGGCGGCCATAGCTTCGCATCATGCTTTTTAGCTTACAGGCAGCGGAAAAGGCTTGTGGATATTTATCTGCATATTTATCGAGTGATGCCAGTTCGGTGCGAAGTTCTTCGAGCGGAAGATCATCACCATCTTTAACAGCCCAACCGACTTCCTTTGAAACAGATAGATCGCTTGCCGGAACGTTGAAAATCCTTGCAGAGTCACGGATTGCCGATGCAGCCCCTAAATATGAATAGTTAACGATGCCAGCAACATAGTCCTGACCGTATTTGTCATAGAGATATTGAATGGCAAGGTGGCGTTTAGCTTGTGAAAAGTCCAAATCAGCATCCGGCAAGTCCAGACGCTCAGGGTTAATGAAACGTTCAAACAGCAGCCCGTGGCGGATAGGATCAACATCTGTAATACCAACGCACCATGCAACAAGCGAACCACCCACAGAACCACGTCCTGCCCCTACTGGCACTTTGGTTTTTAGTGCATGTTGCATAAGATCTGAAACCAGCAGGAAGTAGCCGCAAAAGCCTAGACGATTTAACACCTCTAACTCGTATTTCAAGCGATCAATATAAGCCTGCCATTGCGTTGATGGTGGTGTGTAGCCAAATGATTGCCCTGTCAGCTTGGCTTTGAGTCCAGAGATCGCCATTGCTTTCAACGTTACAGCTTCATCATCTGCCATTTTAGGCAAAGCGACGTCCATCTTGTGCCACCGCCACTTGCACTTTTCGATTAGCTCATCTTGCATGGTGGAAACCATAGCTGGCGTAACAAGTGTTGATGTTCGCACACTGAATTCTTTAAGGTTCTTGAGTAGATGAACACGATCGTTAATGGCGTTATCACGCACGTAAGGGATTCTCATGCGGTGTATTTGATCTGATTTGACGTTATTGCATACCTGATACGCTACATCTTTCAGATCTGCGTCTTCGGGCATTTCGTAATATGCAGGATAAAAGGCTATTTTTTTCAGTGAAAGAGTATCGGCAGCAAGAGAAGATTTAATATTAATCTGGTCAAAGAAAGGTGAAGTCATAGGGTATATGGCAGCGTACAGGTCATCGGAACCCACTGACGCTAACTTTTCCATAATAGCCATGTAATCGCGACGGCGAAATACGCTGTCAAAATCGGCGGTCATTAAAGCGATATTACCTTTTTGATATGTAGTAATAACTTGCTCAATATCCAGTCGGGGTGTTTTATAGAATTGCTTTCGTTCATATCCGAGGCTTATTAACGAGCAGAGATCAGAGAATCCAGTTTCGTTTTTGACCATAGCAATAAATGAGTAGCTAAAATCACGCATAACCGGAAGCAGTTCTTCACCAGCCTCTTTACGTGCTTTGTTCTCTGATTCCAGAAATGGATTATCAACAATACAAAGTCGGGTACCCAATACTACTGAAAGTTCGTCAGAAGCCGCCAGTTGCATCGGGATAACAGCGGATATATTCATCGTGTCGGAGGAAATAATCGCTTTGTAGCCTTTCAGCTTTGCAATTTCGACAGCTTTCGATGCCTTGATGGTGGATTCACCTAATGAAAAGTCGGTTCTAGCAAGTAGGGCTTGCATTTTTTTACCTTTTTTTCTTCCCCGCATCCATTGGGAAGCCTTCAAATTTGCCAAAGATAGTGATAATTCGCTTCTGAGCCTCTGCATGGCATGCCTCTTTGTGCGTACAGGTACAACAAAGAGGCGATTTTTCTGAGGCTGTGGTGATTGAGCCAAAGCAACCGATCATGCGGTTTTTCCGAAGATCCGTTGCGCAAACTCGCAGGTTGCTACAGCAGATGCAGATGGCAATTTGTTGATATAGGATTTTTGCAATCCGAGTACGGGGTCGTTACGCATTACACCGACAATACCAGCATTCAGCAGCTCACGAGGTCCAATAGGTTGAGATACTTCATGAGATTCATACGCATCACGGCAGCGTTTAGCGAACTTGACCAGATTTTTAGCCATTTGCTCAGGTATACCGTGTGAAACCAGAATTGTGATTTCCTGTGCTTCCGGCATGTATTCCACTTTCGATACCAGCGCAAAACGTGAATAGTTGGCGGCGTTTTGCTGGTTTGTACCCTGATAAAGTCCGGTTTCATCACCAGAGCCGTTGGTGTTACCGGTCGCGACAAATGCAAAGTGCTTATGGCGAGTTGTTTTACGCCATTCCGGTGTTGCTTCTTTCAGGATCAGCGGTTCTCCCTCTAGCACAGGCTGGTACAAAGATAGAATTTGCGGATAAGCAAAATCGTATTCGTCGGCCAGATAGATAAAGCCATGCTTCATCGCTAAGGTCAAAAGCCCAGGTTCAAAATAAGTACGGCCATCTTTGGCAAGTATCTGACCGGTAATGTGCGATTCTTCCGTGGATGCCGTGTGTTGTGAACGGATCAGAGGACGGCCTAAACGAGCAGCAATCTGTGTTGGCAGCGACGATTTACCAGTACCGGCATGACCCCATAGATAACCCGGCATTCCGGTAGTGAACATCATCAATACGTCTTTAATCAATTCGATATCATTAAAGACGTATGAATCTTTTGCTTCCGGCACAAATTCTGGGAATGGTCTGTTAATAAAAACGTCAGTAACAATTGGTTTGCCTAGTGCGTTGCACAGACGTTCGGCTGGCAGACCAAGCACTTCGTTTATTGCTACTCGCTCAGTGCGGTATTCGGTCACACCAACATGACCGTGTATCGGGGTTATTTTTGCATCAGACTCACTCGTCGTAGTGGACATTGTCACCTTCGTGCTTTCTTCGGCTAACTTTTCTTCCTGCTTTTTACGCCATGCGTCCAATGCACTAGGTGAGATCGTTTGCATGTTAGGATAAAGACGCTTGTACTCAGCTAAGGCATCGTCTGGACTCATTGGGGTGTCGTCCTCATTAATTGGATGCTTAGAGCACAGGTACACACCATCTTTAGGAGTGAAATGCCGTTTCATCATTACATCTGGTTTTCCGCAAAGCGCACAGTGAATAGCGGCAATTTTCTTTTCGTCAGCCTCTTTTGACATTTTCTTGTAGCCTTAATTTATGTTGGTGTTATTGTTCAAATTCATATATATCTTACATAAAAAAAGAAGGTAAATAAGTACTTGCCTACGTATTTTTTAAATGCGGTTTATGGAAAGTCTACAAATATATTATGGGAGAACGGTGTTATACTTTACGTAATTTCTTTAATTTCAAAGAATTATACTATTCCCTAATAGTACGTTGTGGATTGCGGCAATAACTGTTTTAGGCAAATCATCTACGGATCTAACCTCAGTGTGGTACTTGTAAAATCTTGCCGGAGCGCTTGTCTGTATGCCGACAGCCAGCAGATCGATTTTGACCTTGTTTGTTAGATAATCAGCAACCTCAACTAAATGCTTATTAAAGCCACTACCATCAGCGGAGGGAGCGCCATCAGACAGAACAAGCATGATTTGCTTATCTTCAGTTCTACCCACATGGTGACGAGACAGAGAGAGAATGCTTTCTCCGTCCACGTTATTACGTAAAGGAATGTGATTAACGCACAATCCTAATCTGGCCATTGCGGTACTGGAATTAGCTTTTTCGTTCCAGTTTTTTAAAGTTGGCAGGAACAAAGGTTCATAACGGCTGCAACTAGTGCCACCACCCTTCATACGACCAACGGTTGTAAAGCCAGTGATTACGTTCGGCACTTTAATTTTGTCCAAAGCATCAGATAAAGCGTAGGCAGCGGCAGTTGCGAGCTTGATTCGGCTTCCATCCATAGAACCGGATAAGTCGATAACAAGCTGAACAGCGGCATTAACTGCTTTGTGATCATACTTCTTAGAAAACACTCGATCATCATTGATAGTAGGTAGCGCAATTTTCCATAAACTTGACGAGTTAATTTTGCCTTTACGTAGTCCATTAACCTTTTGAACTCGGTTCTTGCTGGCAATTGCTCGCTCTAAATCTTTTGATAGAGTTTGTGATTTGCTAGTGAGCTGAGGTTTGATAAATTTTCTGAAATTATGAAGTCCCGACTTTTCGTTAAATTCATAGTCTCTATATGAGTGATCAGTCCAAATGGCTCCACCAACACGCCCTGCTCCATTCCTGATAAATTCTGACGCATCTTCCAACAATCCCATGAAATCATTAACGCGGGTGAGTGGCAGATAAGCACTGGAATGGACGGACTTAATTTCATCAGAGATCATTTCGCTGGCGGCATCTTCCACGCTTTTAGATTTCGGCGCATAATCTGATTCCAACTCGGCCATATCTTCTGTCGTCAATTCTTCCGATTCAGAATCACCATCTGTGCTTGCATCAACCTCTTTCGACTCATCTTCTGAACCTGAACCATTCTCTGACTCCCGATCAAATTTTGCAGATTCAGGCTCATCGGTTTCGGATTTTGTTGTGTCACCAGTATTACTTAAAACATCTTCTTTAGGTTTTACCTTATTTTTTGATTTGCATTCTGTATCTGAATACCTATCTCCTTTGTCAGAAGAAAGATCTGATTTTTCTTCTTTTGTTTTAGAAGCCTTATCGTCTACTCCCTCCTCAGTTGGTTCCAGTTTTTTGCTTGGTGAGTCGCTTTCACTAGGTGATGTCTTTTTCTTTTCTTCATCAAGACGGAATGCGCGTAACAAGTCGGCAGCTAACTTGGCTGATCCTTCTGATTTAGTGATTCGGTTTATGCGAGTTTTATAATTGATTGAATCGAGTACAGCTAATTCACCTTCAAACATATTCCAATACGGCTCCATGAAGTCTACAAATGGTGTATGACCGCAGAATGCGCGTGAAACCGGCATCAAAAATACTTCCAAAAATAGAGTGCGAGTATCCTCTGCATAACCGTGAATGTAGCCATCGATTTTAGGGGCAAAGTAATTCTCAATTATATGTTTCTGCGTTTTTAGTAAGTTTTGGCGACTCCCCTGAAACATTGAAGACATTTTCCGCTCAATATATGTGTCTTCAATAACGTTCCAAACATAGTGCGCCTTTTTGTCTGAGAAAAAGGCTGAGATTTTCTGGTCAGTGAATAGAACGTGTGCAACTTCATGATCTATAAAACCACGTATAGCATTAAGTAATGTATCGGAAGCTGTGTCTGGAATTGACGGAATATTGATGTATTCGAGTTCGCCAGTCTTTTTGTTATATGCGCAATATGCTTGTGAGCCGAAATCTACCACTTTGATTTTCTTCGCGGCCAAAAGACTGATGACCGTCTGAACAGATTCACGAAACGTCAGAACTTCCGGTCTTATTTTTTCGCTTTTTATCATTTATTTTACCTTTTCATAGTGTTAAGTGTGTTTTAGTGCGTAGACATAATAAAAAAAGCGTATAGGCAGTCAATCTATACGCTTCTTATTTGAAAGGTGCGGATCTGCTAACGTTGAATTAGAACCCGTGAAGTGCCTGTGTCTGTCAACATATAAAACTCACCATTGACTGTAAGGTGATGAATAATGAGGTCATTAGAAGTGTAAATCTGCAAAAGATTGTTAGAGGTTTCGCCCATGATTTCAGCCATTTCATTTTCAGTCAAAAGAACGTATTTGCCCGACTGAATTTTTTCAAACAATTTTGTTATTACTGCCATGTAATTAATGCCCTGTTTGTATGTAATTGAATACTTATATTGATAATTCTTAATTAGGAGATGGATTATATAAATGAGAACTCTACAAAGGCAATTATTTTTATTCTTATTTTTAATAATCATAAAAATTTTTTTTAAATACATAAGGTTGTCTTTTGTTGAATGACATAATTAATGCCTAGTAATAGATAGGTATTTACTTATATTGTCCTTAGCGTGTATATTGTGAAAAACATTTAAATTACAAAATTCACATTAAATAAGGCACAAGAAATGAGTAAAAATATTATCGGCGATTTTTTGGCTGCTGCAATTCTTGCAAGTGGAAAGTCGCAGGCTGAGATTGCGGAAGAAGTAGGGTATTCAGCCCACAATAACATTTCTATGTTAAAAAGCGGTAAGATGCTGTTTCCGGCTGAAAAAATCTCTATTTTCGCAAAAGCGTTAGGGATTGATGAGGGTGTCTTGTTCAGAATTGTCATGCAGACTCGCTATCCTGAAATCTTCGCACTGTATGAAAAGAACGCCCGCACACTTTCTCAAGATGAGGTTAAAGTGTTAGAGGCGTATCGTAACTTTAAAGGTAGTGATATTGGTGATACCGCACTGGCCGCTATGAAAGCTGATGAGTTTATCAGCAAAGCAACTAATTAATCTTCACAATAGATTTTTGAAGTAGGTGGTAATGATAGGCTGCCTACTTCAAAGTCATGATACAATTTGCGGTAAGAGTCAGTTTCTACGATCCTCTTGACTTCATCTGAAAATAAGTCAAGCGCATCTCGCATGTGGTCAAAGTAATCATGTCTATCGTACACTCTGTCTATTCCCTCAAGAGCGTGGTTCATTATCTTGCGTGACACATCATTTTGAACCCCTAATGCTGACAACTTGGTTCTGGCTGTTCTGCGTAAATCTCGAGGGGTAAATTCTTCCAACCCAAAGCTAGGATAGTTACGAACCATGCGGCGTATACATTGGGCCGGCGCGCCTTTTGATATAAGTTCGGTCGGATATTTAGGTGATGGGCAAAGCCATTCACTGTTAGGAGAGGCTTCAAATAGCTTTTCCAAGCAGGCGCGCATCATTTTACTAATAGGTAGTGAATGATTACGGCGTGATTTGTTGCGGCTACCCTGCCTCCATATACCAGACTCAAAGCTGAACTCACTTTTTTTAGCCCTGAAAACTTCATCTGGTCTTCTGGCACTTAGCAAACAGAATCGCAATCCCCACCTGATTTGATCACTGAAATCCCACATATCTAACCCGTGCCAGAAACACCATATCTCAGCATCAGATAATGAACGGCTGCGCGGCTCAGGCGTCTTGCCACCAACGTCTTTACGTGTCATTGAAACTAACGGGTTGCGTTCGATGTATCCCTGATGTTCGCACCATGAAAGGAACTGTTTTGTAAGAGCAAATACTCGTTTGGCCTCATTAACTTTCCCTTCGGAAAGTAAGTAATTGAATACTCGATTCAATTGGATTTTTGTACATTGTCTTATATCAATATCGCCAATAAGAGGTAATATGTGAGCAAGTAATGATGAGATAGCAATCTCTGGTCTACGTCTGGTAATTAGTAAGGAAACCTTTACCCATATACTAATTAAATCTCTCACCCTGTATTCAGTTTTTAATTTATGTTCCAATTCAATAAGTGAGCAGTTACCTATCATATTTAAATAATTTATAGTATTTACACCTACGTACTCATTTATGCGATATGACTCGTTATTATTAATCTTATTCATTTCAATGCCTTATTTTTAAAAATAACTTATTTAAATAAATAAATAATGTTATTTTATTTTCGTATTGGTTTAAATATATCCTATTAAATGTTGTGACTCCAGACTAATTACGTCTGGAGTCACTATGATGAGTTTTAATGAAAACTAACGTAGAGAAAGGAGGGAAACACCAAAGGAACACTATTGGGCGGCAGCTGCTAACTTTTCAGTCTCAGAATGTATTATGTATTCGGATCTAAAAATTTCAGCACATTATCTGTACATATTGTGCTGTTCTAAAACATAATGTACTATTTAAATGTGTACAATAAAGGAGAGCATTACCATGCCTCAGATTCCTGTAGAAACTAATGATCGTATGTCATTGCGTATTGCCTCAGAGGAAAAATCGCTTTTGATGCGCGCTGCTGCTATACAACATACTAATCTGACAGAGTTTGTTATCCGAAATGTTGTTTCAGTGGCGCGAAAAATTATTGATGAGAATGAACGACTGGCGCTAACAGAAAGGGACAGTCTGCATTTACTTGACCTTTTAGATAATCCGCCGCCACCCAATGATAAGTTAATAGCTGCGGCCTTTGCGTTGCCGAAATTACCATGATGTTAGTAGATTGGCATGAAGAACCTATTAGCAGACATCATGATCGTGCAGCTTTTGATTGTGGCGATGATGCGTTGAATCAGTTTTTATATCGCCACGCAAGGCAGAACCATGAGAAAGGCGGTGCCAAAACATACCTTGCAGTAAGTGACTGTAACCAAAAAGTTCTTGGCTACTATAGCTTAAGCCCCGCCTCCATCGCCTATGAAAGTACACCCGAAGTGATTAAACGTGGTCTGGCGCGGCATGAAGTGCCGGTTTTCCGATTGGGGCGCTTGGCAGTAGATGTTTCTGTACAGGGACAAGGACTTGGTGGCCAGTTATTACTTGCCGCCGGGAGACGCAGCCTGTTAGTTGCAGCACAGGCAGGTGGTATTGCGTTACTAATTGATGCTAAAAATGAACGAGTAGCTCACTGGTACGCGGCATATGGAGCGGTTCCGTTACTGGATGCTTCTTTATCATTGTTACTGCCGTTTACAACAATTCATGCAGCATTAAGGGCAGCAGGGAAACTTTGAATATAAACTTCTGCTATAGTGTGCGATAAACTTACTGATTGATACCACATGCTAACGAAATTAGGTGACCATCTGAGCGGTCACCTTGGAGGGTGTTTCACAAAATGCAATGCAGGCTCGTCAACAAGGTTGTCGGTTTCTCAACCTTGTTTAAATCCCGGTTTGCCATTTTTACTTCGCCATTCTTTGACCGTTTTTAAAATCCCTTCTGGAGAATCATCTTCTCCTGCTTTTGGAAAATAAATCAGATCGCTACCGCTGGGATGTTCCGTTACTTTTTTAAAATGTCTTACAAGATCATTGTGTTCTTCCTCAGTTTCTGTATCTGAATCACAAATTATTTGTAATAATTTGAGAAATTCCGCTTCGGTATATTCACTAATACTATGTTTCAGCTCCATTATTTTTTTCCTCTGTGAATTTCAATGTGTCGTTTAGGTGTAGTGATTCTTAAATTGTCCATATCGTAGACTTCCCCACCCTGACTAATAGGCTTATTATGATGAATCTCATTCACTTCACGCCCGCCAACTTGCTCATTTTCAGGAACATATGGAGATCTTCCCTCAGTTATATGTTTCCTATTGCTTTTATTAAATTGCTTGGATAATTCCGGGTCTTTGGAGACCTCTTCCCAAAACTGCTTCCGAAAGTCGTCAAAGTTTCTAAATTTCTTGCCTCGTAATTTATCTGCAATCCGGTCTGGAATAGGCGCTCCGTTTTCTTTCCCTGCATCATGAAGCCATTTATCACCAACTGGTTTGCCCTTGCCCGTTGCTGTGCCGGGTTGATTACGTTTATTCTCCTTATCAACCTTATCTTGAGCAGTTTTTTTCTTGTTTTCCGCTTCTTTTTCACTTTTCTTAGCTAATGCTAAGTTTTTTTCCGCTTCTGCTATACGATTCCGAGTATCTAGAAGTCTCTGACGTAGCTTGTCATATTCGCCATATTCCGCCTCATAGATGATTGTGTCACCTTCAACATCGTCAGAGAGAACAACGTCTTTGTCATTGAGTATATTTCTTTTATACGCAAGGCCATCATGAGCAAGTAAATAGTTTAGGTTTTCCTGACTATCGATAATTGCTGTGGCTGTTCCTGATACTGTTCCTCTATATGGTCCAGATGTAACGCTCTCTTCGTAATATGATTCGGATTTAATCGGATGCTGGCGTGGATTTGAAAGCGCTAGCCCTTCGGGTGTATTTTTTAAATTATTGAGAAGTCCTTGGTTGATATTAACTTCGGCTCGTGTTTTATATAACTCATTATTAACTATATCTAATTTTTCTTGAGCTGCTTCAACAGGATATCTCTCTTCCCAGTCTCGTCTTGCTTCCTCAAGCTGTTTTTTCTCCTCGTCCAGTTTTGGAGTACGTGACACAGAAATATAGATAGAATCATGTTCACCACCAAAATCAAGAATTGCATGGTGCGTATCTTTCTCCGTCGCTGCTGGCAAGTACTGACCTAATGCTGGGGTTGTATTAACTTTGGCCTGATTTTGTTTCCCCGGTTTGCTATTCATGACATTAATCCGCATCGGTTTCATGCCCGGCACGACTTGAGCGGTGTACACATTAGGTTCGTCAGTTTTTTCCGCTTTAACTACAGGTACTGGGGTTGCTTGAACCGGGGTAATAGCTACTCGCCGTGTTTTGGTTACTTCGTCAAAAACGGGTTGAGCCAGCACATTGGCAGGAACTGATGTGTTTTCTGGGATGTCTTCGGCAGGAACACCTGATACCATCAGTGTAGGTAACGTTATGACGTTATAGCTATTATCTTCTCTATTTCTGAGATTAAGATCAATTGGTGGTTCTGTCCCAATACTGCTAGGGTAAAATAAACCAAACACCCCCAATAATCTTCCAGCAATCGGAGCTGCTTTGGTTAGTGTCTCAGCAAAAAATGCGGCAAGTTCGCTTAAAGTGATTGAACCGAAAGGTGAAGAGAAAGGATTATATGTTGCGATGGTTAATGTACCAGCGACTGCGGAAATAGTAGTCAGTTCGCCTATGGCCTTGGCTTTTGCGTTTTTATCGCCACGGCGACCACTATTACTATCGCCACTATTACCGCTATTGCTGCCATCTGGACCGGAACTACCACCCGATGAACCTCCACCCCACGGATTGTTCTCTGAGCTCCATCCCGAATTATCTGAATAAGAATTACCACTGTTACCACCACCGCCACCGAAACCAGTTGGACCTCCATTGATGCCGCCACCCGAATTGTGTGCTCCGCTGTTATGACCCATTCCATCTCCGCCGCTCATAGTGAACCTCCTGTTCAGTGAGTCTTAATTAAGTTTTTGTCTACTATGTTCGTATACATATTGAACTTATAAATACTGTATTTATATACAGTATATGAACTGTAAATTCCACAACTAAGAAAGTCAAAAATTTTTTATCTATTTCATATACTATTTTTATCGATGCTGTGATTGGAACTTCACAGAGATCTCAACCGAAGGGGGAGTTAAATATACGAGTTAGTACTTTGCACCTATTTGGGGTCTAGTGGAATGCCCCCTAAAATAACAACCTTTCTTCAAAGAATTATCAAATTGTCTACATTTTGATTTGGTAAAAAACAGCTATCAAAAGTTGCTATCTTGATATCCTTCCCATCCTGAAGAACGGGGTTTACAGCGCACAGAATAAGAAAGCGGAAAGATGAATTCTGAAAATGGCGGGGGTAGTGACTGGGTAGCTGCGATAACCGCCAGCAAATGCGAGGCTGGCGTAGCCCCACATTTACTATTGCTTAATGCTTTGAAGTGACCTGCAAGGTTTCGTCTTGGTCGCCGTATAAAACGATCCCAGACGTGTCGATTTTATTTTCCAATTGACGCAGGTCATAAGCACTCTGGAGACGTAACCAAAACTCAGGTGTGCTTCCCAGCGCGGCAGCGATGCGAATTGCTAATGGTGGAGTTAATGCAGTTTTACCAGCAAGAAAACGCGATACAGTAGCGGGAGTTACTCCGATATTGAGCGCAAAACGACGACCACTAATGCCCATATCAGCCAAATCTCTGGCGATAATCTCTCCTGGGTGGGAAATTTTAAACTGTCTCATTAATGATAATCCTCATAATTCAAAATATAAGCATCACCGTTGACGAACTGAAAAGTAATGCGCCAGTTAGCTCGGACTGTAATAGACCAATAACCTTCGCGATCTCCTTTCAACGGGTGAAGTTTGTAGATTTGACGGTTTAACTCGCTTATTTCATTTGCTGTATCGATGGCCTGTAAACGGTCGTTAATCCTCTCGGCATCTTGCGCTGGTATACCAGAAGTAATTCCTTTTTCAAAAAGTTGCTTCAATCCTTTGTGCTTGAATGATTTAATCATTGTCCGATCCGTATTACATGATGTGTAATATTATACTGTAATATTACACGCTGTGCAATGGATAAGCCACTGATCTACCAATCAGCGGAATGGGATTGCACAAACTAACGTTTTTGCTCTTATGGCTGGAGTTGAGGAAAATTGGCGATTATCGCAGCTATCTTCCCATTCCCTAACAGGGTTACCGCTACATCCTGCTCACTTTGCAGGGTAAACCTCGTCAGTTGTACTCTGAATGGAGTAATGACAGGGTAGCTGCGATAACCGCCAATTTTTGAATGGGTTTAGGGTGGATTAGCCCATTGGATAAATGAACAAAAAATCAATTTATTTACTAAGTAAGATCCTTTTCAGGAGTATCTTTATAAACCTCGGCTACAAGTGAATGATACACTTCTTGATTGATATCACATGCTAACGAAATCAGATCATGTAATTCGGTTGAACAATTGTTGCTGGTTTTGTCGAGAATCACTTCAAATAAAGAGGTTCCTAAACCCGCCCGATACATCGCCTGATCTAATGAGATAGGTTTCTTATGTTTTACGTAACTCAGTAATTTTAGTGTTAATGGCTTTGGTGAATGTTTCAAAAGGGCATGGTGAACGTCCTGATTGATATCATTCACCAGAGCAATCAGGTTATTTAAATCTATTGAGCACTCATTTTTCGCTTTTTCGAAAATGAATTTAAATAGAGACACTGCCAAACCTGCACGGTACATGGCTTGTTTTAGTGGAATAGGATTACTACACACAGCTTACCTCTACAATTACTGCGCTTGGGTAATAATTTGATAATTATTCCTGAGAATTGTTGCGAGGTTTACGTTCAATTGGTTGACCGTTTTTGTCAAAATAGCGGCTGGGCCAGATTTCTGAGGGATGGATTCCGAGGTAATTGGCAATAATCCATTCGCCTTTAGGCCACTCTCGCGATAGGGCATTTGCTAATGTTGATGAACTGAGTCCCGCTTCACGGGAGACTGCGGCTAAGGTTGTACCACGCTTACGTAATTCAGCAATTATATCGGCTTGATGCCAGTCGTTTTTGTTATTGAACATTCCTGCTACTCCTTCCATTAATCAATAATATTGATGGTGGCGATTCAAAGCAGGGTTCGCAGTACCGGAGTTCCCACCCGGCGAGGCCGAAGCCTCCCCTGCCTGAACCGCCATTGAAAGGGCGATAGCAGACACACTGGTAGAAACATCCTACCAGTGGGGAACTTACAAGGCTGCGAAACCTTGACCACTGGATTTTGCCAATGGCGAGGCTACTTTAACTGATTGGTTTATTTGACTCAATAAGCGAATCGGTATAATTCTTATCTTTTTGTATGTAAGCCGGTTAAGAGTCTTATGCCATTGCACTTGATGCTCGCCTTTCTTCTACTGTAGACTGGATGCGGGAATCATTTTTTGATAAGAAAACATGAAGAATAAAAAGGCTATCCCCACACCTCATGATGCAGCGTTCAAAGGATTTATGGCTCGAATTGAGAATGCTCGTGATTTTTTTGATATTCATCTATCGGAAAAAATCAAGAAACTGTGTGATTTTGATACGTTAAGATTGACTAACTCTTCTTTTATTGATCATCAGTTACGTTCAAGAATGTCCGATGTCCTCTATTCGGTGAAAACTCAACAAGGTGATGGTTATATTTATGTGCTTGTTGAACACCAGTCTACTCCAGATAAAATGATGGCGTGGCGAATGATGCACTACGCTTTTATGGCGATGAATCAGCATTTGCAACAGGGGAATAAGGAATTGCCGCTAGTTGTGCCTGTTTTGTTTTATCATGGTGATACCAGTCCTTATCCTTTCCAGCAGGCTTGGACACAATGCTTTTCATTGCCCAAACTGGCGGAGGAGATGTATTTTAATCCGTTTCCGCTGGTTGATGTGACAGTTATTGATGATAACGAATTGGTCAATCATCGCAAAATCGCCGTGATGGAATTGGCGATGAAACATAAGAATTTGCGTGAGGGATTTAAAGCAGTTACCACGCTATTAGCCCACGCCCTCAAACATAACTATAATAGTGACAACGATGTTGTGACTATTATGAACTACCTATTTGTTACAATGGACTCGCCGCATTTTGAACAAGTGATCCAGCAACTGATTGAACAGGTAGATAGCCATCAGGAGGTGATTGTGAATATTGCACAACGATTACAGGACAAAGGCCGGGAAGAAGGAAGATTAGAAGGTAAATTAGAAGGTAAATTAGAAGGTAAGTTGGAAGGTCAAAAAGAGGCATCCATAAATATTGCCCGTGCCCTCTTAAAACGTGGTGACAGTATTGAACTGGTTATGGAAATTACCGGCCTGAGCCGCGAAGAACTTATCCCACTGCAATAACTCTTTTCTTTCTACTTTTTTACCCACTTACCTGCTTTTTTTCAAGGCAGGTAAGTGTCTTTTGTAGTTTGCCATCGCGGGCATTACTTTCGATGTAAATCACGCGTCATGGCTTCACGTAAGATAGCGTTAAGTCTTGTCTGGTAACCTTTTCCCGGTTGCTTAAAACATCTGCATCAATCCTGACCGAAGCCTGAGTTTTTACTGGACGATAAAAGTGTCCTCGTTCGGCCTTTTTCCAGAAATTATTATCTAATGGCGCAATATGGGGTGCGCTTGGAATTCGGAAAATATCCTACGTTAAGATTTTTTTAACCAAAATAGAATTGGTAACAACTTGAATTGTTTAAACGTGCCGTTTATTCGTAGCTAAAGCGAACGTTTAAGTAATGATCTAAGGGATAAATAACAGAATCTTAGGCTATGACATTTGGGTAGAACTTATTTGTCATGGTTTATTTTTAATATGTTGGCCTAACTGGGATATTGGGTAAGTAGAACGTCTTATGTTCTATTGTACGAAAAAGGGCTTAACGTAGGATATTTTCCGAATTCCAAACCGACCCTTAGGACTGTCTGACATCATTATTTTTACGACGATCGGTGCGACTGCGACCAGCATCATAGATTTCTTTTCACTGATTTGATCCACTTAAAAATAGAGTGCCTGATGGCGCTTTATTGATTAGATATTTAGTATACTTAGCATCTACAAAAGGAGATTGAAATGGCAGTAAAAAATGGAAATATTGGTAGTAGCGTAGTAGCAGAATTTGGTGAACGGTCTATGTTGGCGGCTGGCGTCAAAGCGGGTTTAAAGCCGACATTTGCTATGTCTGCGTTTGTTAATAAATCTGCGGGATCAATTGTTACTTTTGCGTCTGGTACTTGGTCTGATTATTCAGATGGTTACTCTGATCCACAACCATTTTGGGGGTATTCGGGCATTTCACCGAGAAGAACTATCCTTGTGCCAGATATAAAAATAGGAAAGATAGATCCGCAATTGTACTACAAAAAAACACAATTGGTTTTTTTGGTCGTCCTCACACACTTAACTGGTGGATATCGTACAGAGGAAAATGCGTATCTAGGATTTAAAGACTATGCGAATGTAGGTGGTTCTATAACGATCAGGCTCAATGACAAACCTTATGTTTTTACTGGCGGTAATCACGGTGCCGGACCTGATTCCGCATTTAGTCCCTATATATATATTTGTAACGATAATACCATTAATACGGTAATTAAAAGCGGTGGAGCGAAAAAAATATCTATTTCATAGATACATAAGGGGATAATAACCCGCTCACGCAACATAGCATTCAATTAAATTGTAAGAGCAGCTTAATTTTATAACTCAGATTTGGCCTGATTGAATCTGGTTATTCACACAGAATTCTATCAGGTCAAATTATGACGAATATGCATAAACAGTAGAAGCATCTTTCAATTTAATTTGTACTTTCAAAAAAGCCTTTTGACGAAGCAGGGCGCCGGTTTCCTAATGATGCCTCTGCACTCGATGACACGTACAAGGTGCTTAACACAGAGAGATTCTTAACCCCGAGCCCCTTAAAGTGCGTTTTGGCAGTCTGGACAGGTTCAAGTATAGGGAAAAATGGTGGGTAATTGATACCGGAGGTAACAATCTTCGTATCATTGCATACATTAAATTTGAAACTCAGAACGTGTTTATAAAACACATCGTGACCCACAAAGAATATGACCGGCTCACTGATCACTACCGGAGAAATCCAAAATGATGACTGTAAACAATTATGAGAACTATGAGGTAGCGTTAAACGCTACCGCGCCCCTGATAAACGCCATTCCCTTGTTGGGTGGAAGTAATAGACGTGATGACTATGAACAAGCGCTTGAGATAGTAGAACGGCTGATCGATACCGATGATGAAAACCCGCTTATCGACCTGCTGGCGAAAAAATCGCTGATTATGAGAATACAGCGCCCGAATTCGCCGAATTTAACGCGCGTATTGCCACCGTACCGCAGGAGTTGGCGATGCTGAGAACCTTGATGGATCAGCACGGACTACATTTTCTGTTCTCTTACCCGTGCGAAAAGCGGGTAAGAGTTAGGAACATACGTTTTTAAATAATGATTGTAGTAATATTTCATTTCATAGGCGTATGAACATGCTTTCAATATCGTCTTGTATCACGGAGGATAAAATGGCTATAAATGGAGGTTATGTTGGCAGTGAAGTCGTTAAAGAAACGGGTCTTCGGTCAATACTTCAAGCTGGCGCTAAATTAGGTTTAAAACCAACCTTTAAAATGTCTGATTTCATCGGTAAAGCACAAGGATTTAAATTAACCTTTGGTCATGCTGAATGGGATGATGAGTATAATTACGACGAATTCACCGTTGCTGGCAGTGGAGTCGTATTAGATACTAGTGTCGAATCACAAGTTGCTTCTTTTAGAAAATTTGGTAGCAGCGCGTCAGGCGATGTATTTTTTGAATCAATGAAGCTAGCTCAACTTTATTTTTACGAATATGTATATGACGACTGGGGTGATTTTGCAGTGCTTATTTTTAAGCCACACAATATAGAAAGGGATTTAACAGTAACGATAGACGGTGTATCTCAGCTTTTTAAGTCAGTGAGAGGACATCATACTGCCTTTTCTGTATCTCAACCGTTTATTGCAAAACTAAAATCAGGCCAAACTTGCATGGTAAGTATTAAATAAATTTTTGTTAAATCAAGGCCGGACTAACGGCCTTGATTTAACTGTAGTAGTTCAGACTTGATATGACAGTCACCCACTTTAATTGAACGGTATTAGGACTTCGGTGATGACTCTGAGTTGTTTACGGGGTTATAGTTGTATTGATAGATATAGCTTCTTGATTTTCTATCATATATTTTAAGCTCAACATCAATTATGTTTCCAAATAGCTGATTGTCTTTTGAATACACATCCATGTACATGTTACCGCTGTATGATATATCGGAATCACGCTGTGCTCTAAGATTCTCAATTTTTTGAACCTGAATATTATCAGTTACAGGCAAGCTACAGAAAATATCATTTTTGATACTTATACTGACATGTTGAGGATTGGTTATTCGTCTCGGTTTGCCTTTACAGCCGAGGTTATCTATCGGAAAGCTTTTTGTTACAGGGTCGTATTCTGACATTGTTGGGAGTGCAAATGCCAAATCTGCTCTCATAAAGACTCGGCTGTCAATCTGTAATGAATAGTATTTATGATCTTTATACTGTTTTAAATATTTCTTAATTCTTTCCAGCTCTGTCACTCTGATTTTTTGCTTTTCAGAAGGGTCGGTTTCATGGTTGTAATCATAAGAAAGCAAATATAGTATCTGATCGTCGGTAAAATCGCCTTTAGCAACAAAAAGTTTAGTCAACGATGGGTAGCTGTTTATGCTCTTATATTTAGACTTAGAAATTATAGGCTGAGTGTTTGCGCAACCAGAGAGCATTAACGATATTGCCAATATAATAGATGTTTTTTTCATTTAGATCCTTTAGATTCCGTTCGCTACTGCGTACTTCCAAGAGTAGTGAAAACAATAGCGGTGGGTAATCACACTTATAATAAAATTGATTATCAACGCCTTACTATTCTACGTCTATCATAACGGAGTTAATTGTTGAAGTAGAGTCAACCAGAGTTTGTGTTCGACTCATAAGGGATTTGCGGAATCAGGCCACACTTTAATGGTCAGTATCAAATAAAAGAGCATCGAGTATTAAACGGCCTAGTGTGATTTTAGCCTAAAAAACTTACTCTTTATCACCAATCCGGTCGTCATCATCCCGTAAACATGACGACCACTTAAGGAGAGGGTGGAGTAAGTTCATGGAAACTAGACAGAGTTAAGTTCCTCTAGTTGAACTAAATGCATATTCCTCCCCACTCTTTTTTGATCACGCAGAGCAGTCTCTTTTCTTGCGATACGCAAGGGGCTACGACTTTCTAACGTTGCCTTCAGAATTTCGCTAGGCTCTCTGCTGGTGTGGGTGATTTCAATAACACCCCACGGGGTTTTAAATTCACCTGTTCTACCAGTAGACATAATAGTCAGGCGGTCGATTGGGATTTGTGGAATGAGGCCATATTGAGATAAGGCTGACTCTAAGCTAATGTAATTATATTCGCCTCGTCGGATATTTTTGGCGATAGTTTCCAGAGGATAGCCTCCCATGCTAGCTCGTGTATAGACATAAACCCCTTTTGTAATGCGAAGCAACAACTTGGTTTTGACGAGGCGAGCAACAGATTTTTGCAATGTCTTAGAAGACTTGCCAGCAAAGATGACTTTCAAATCTTGTAAAAGGAAAATGGCTCTTCCCATTTTGCTGAATTCATCTAATTTGTTAATTGCTGTGATCCTATCCATTTCATTATCTCTACTCTAATACCTCTTTAAAGGGGTTTATGTGTATAGATAATTATCATAACAATTACTTGTATACATAAAAACCCCATTTTAGGGGTGTTTGTGTAAAGATGTTGTGGGTTTTAATTAGAGCAATCCGATGTAAATCCTTGCCCAATGCCAGTCACAGGTTTAAAACATGCCAGCCATACCAGCTAATTTAGAGCCACGCAGTTGAATGTCAGCTATTCTCGATGAGGCTGCTTTTAACCCGAATGCAAGAGCTTGTTCTTTCATCATCCCAACTTCTGCAATGGCATTAGAGGTAAGACGTGCAGGGCGATTAATTACATTGTCTGTAAAGGCATTAGCATGAAGTACGATTTCTACGCCTGATCCGAGGTTAGGTAGTATCTCTGCCCCTTGGCGATCTTTAATAAAATTGAGTACTTCACTAGACGAGCCTTTAATTTCGCTGTAATCAGGCATATTGACGATCGCTTTGCGGTATAAAGTGACATATTTTTCTGATTTATCGACCTTTCCTTGTTGTATTGCTTTTACAAAGACTGACAATGGCATATCGATAAATTCCTCATCTGATTGCTGCTGATAAGCTTTGGTAAAAAGATCGAACATTTCTAATGGTGTTTTCTGTTCGAGATCTGATGCTGTAGCCACAAGTGCACGGTCGTTAAAGCCAATCATGTAGCTAGCTGGTTTACCGGTTTTACTACGCGCTATATCCCGCATGTACACAAGATCGTAACTTATGCCATCATCGTTAGTGTGAATATGATGTATCTCTAAGCAGGGACCATTTGGGGCATACGGGAATTTTTCAGCCGTGAGTCGATTAAACTCATTTGTCATTGCTTCCATACCAACATCGATAACGCTTTGCCTTTCGTCATTTTTGACGGTACTGAATCCCTCTAAAGACTCAATTTTTTCAAGATAAACTGACTTATTCATTTTGCATTCACCTCTATTTGATTTCTTATATTGGTAGGTATTAATAAGAACGAATCGCATTGTGCCCTTTAATTAACATTTCTAGTGCTAATTGGTGATTGAAAAACTTAGAGCAGAAATAAGCTTGTAGTATTTCATCATCATCAGATTCACCGGCATCTTGACCCTCACGAGTAAAAGCAGCGATCTTCACGTTAAGTCCTATAGACTGTAGCTTTTTAGCAGCCTTAATCGTGTTCTTAACTGCTTGTTTCTCTGAGTCCCATAGGAAAATGACGTTTTTAAGGCCAGTCTCTTTCAGTGTTAAAAAGCTACCTAATTGATCTTGCCCTTCTTCTGATAAAGCCCCTGACAAGTGCATACCAAAAGTGCCTATTGGCTCAACGTAGTCGCGTAATGATTCATCACTGAATAAAGCGCGCTTGACGGCAAATACGTCAAATACTCCCTCCAAGACAACGACCGTAGATTTTCCCATAGCATTATGACCGTTATATAGAAAACGTCCTGACGCTGGTAATGTGGATGGGAACAGATACTTTTTATCTGAGATGCCAGTGACATCACGCCCCTGAAAAGTACTCAATTTCCCCGTTAAATCGTAGATTGGAATAAGTACCCGCATTGAAAAATCTTGCGTTGAGATACGACCACTATAGTCGTGATAAACGTGTGAGCCATTCACAATAAATCGCAAGTCAAAGTACCGGATAAGTTCAGAAGATATGTTTCTCTGAACAAGATAATCGGGAATACGACCATCAGGTAAAGGCAGTAAGTAATGTGGCGGGAGCTGTACTTCTTCTTTCAGCTCGACCTTACTCTCTAAAGTAATTTCTTTTTCTTTTGGTCGCCAGCCTTGCTCAAGCAATTGAGTGTCAATATAGGCATGAAGCTCTCGCCCAGCTAAACCAGAATATTTCTGTAAAAACCGGTATAGGTTGAATTGCTCATCTTGTGGATGGCTACCGGCAAAGCATACTCCTACTTTAGTTTTCGGGTTGAAGTAGACCTTCCAATCATAATTGCTACAGGTTGGGCATTCTCTAATGTTTAGCTCAAGCCCATCCTTACCGGTTGTTCTACGATAGGAGATGCCTTCTAGATCAAGAAACTGCTCAAAATCAAATTCGTTTAGTTTTTCCCTAAAGCCACTGTGTGTACTCATAACTTAATCTTTCTTTTGTTTTTATGATAAGAACCACAAGGCATTGAATGGGTTGCCTGACAATTTGTGGCTCGTTATTTAAAGCTGTTAGCTGTGTGGTTTTATATAAATTTCATTAGATCGGGAGTCATAAATTTTTAGGTAATATCTATAATTCGTTTAATAAAACGCATCTGATCAAGGTTCTGTTCAATACGAATACTGACATCTCCTTTCTGGTTACGAGAACCTGCAATAAACAATCTTGCTTCGCCTTTGGCTTTTTCTTCTTCTGTTTTGTTGATAGTGATAACCAAATCGGCAATGCGGACTTTTTCAACGTTATCTGCGGCGTGCATCATAGTTGCAACTTCTGACGAGCCACCTTCACGGTTTGTCTGCGATGCGGTAATACCAGCTACATTATAGGTATCAAAAACTGCTCGAAGGTCGGTATATATACTTTTCACGTCTTCCCTAACATCACCGCTCCGATAGTTAGATTTCATCAGATCAGCATAATCCACAACCAGCATATCCAGCGCGACACCTGTAGAGATAATTCCTTCAACGATACGGACAACATCATTTGGTGAAACAGAACCTGATGGACGTTGGACAACAAACATCTTGCCGACTTTGCCTATCGCACCAATCTCTTTTAGTTTTTTCGATACCCTGTCACGACCATCAACCAACTCGTCCATATCCGTTTCAGAAAGCCGGGCATCGAAACGATCAGCAATAATCTCTTTGTGTACTTCTAAAGAGATATAAAGAACGTTAAATCCCGCCAATGCTGCGTTAACTGAAAACTCGCCCATACCGGTCGATTTACCCGATTTAGCAAATCCCATAAACAGGGTCATTTCTTTGCGACCCCATCCACTGTGATACAATAAAGCATCCAGTGCTCGATATCCTGTTGTGATCCCTTGTGGTGGCGCTTCACCAATCGCCTTTTTCTCACGCGCTTCAAAACGTGTCGCTGATTCACTAAAGTAATCGTATACCTCGCTACTTCCCTGACCACCAAGATGTTTGACCTTCTCCATAATTTGCATAGCTTTATCAAAGTCACCTTTATCTTTGAGTTCAGCAGCTTTTATCATGGCGTTATCAAACGCGACCGAACGAGCAAATAATGTCACCTGATCGACCATATATTGAGAATCAGTTAATGATATCTCGTTGATTTTTTTTATAGCAGCAGTGACCTCCGAGACGTATTCTTTGCGAATAACCTTGTCTTTCACGTCGCTGGTAATAAGCGACACCAGCGTAGTCATTGACGGGGGCTGCTTGTACAACTTATAAAAACGACCGGCTGCGGCGACCAGAAAACCTAAAGCCATATTGTTAAATTGTTTTGGTTCAACTAAGTCGTGAACCTGAGTGACAAAGCGGTAATCACGGCAGTAATAAGCTGCCAGTACTACCTGAAAAGCATCATCAAACCGTTCGGACAGTGAGACGCTTGTGTGTTCCAATTCAAATTCTGAGGCTGACATTTAAACCACCTGCGCTACAGTAACATTATGAAAACTCTCAATTGCTGAGTAGTTCACTATCTTAAAATCGTTTCTGTCATTCATGCCGATGGTGTCAATCAGTGCTGATTGATTATCAAATTTACGCACAAATCCTGAAATTACCTTGCCAGTATTTGTTGTGATCTCCAGCTTTACGCCGTTATATTTCAACCAAGATAGACGAGATTTGATAATTTCATAATCGTCATTCATTTATCATTTTCCTTTAACACCAATCCATTATTGGATATTTTCATTTCCATATAGGGGTTCTATAAAAACTTAGAGGCTTTTCTTAAATCATCGGGAAACTGGTTCAAGAACGCTTGTTGTTCGAGATAACCAAGTGAATACACCGCAGAGAAAATCAACAAATAACGTTTATCCGGTCGTGCATTAGAAATTTGCGCCATTACATATGTTCTGTGAGCATCTTGAACTTCGTCACCCACATAGTTATTGTTTTTGAAATAATCCAACTCTGAGCCATCTAGTCGCGTTCTCTTACGTTTTTCATTCCTATCGATAAATATTTCCAGCAAATCGTCCTGCCACAAATGTTGTGGCCGCGGTAACTCTCCCCATTCCCGTTTTGCCGCTATAGACAACATGTTCATGATGAAAAAGCCGTACTCGACACCAAGCTCATCGGCCTTTTGTCTGGCTTTCCAAAGCGACGTTATGTTTGCTTTTGACAAGTTGATAAATGGAACACGTTTAAGTCCGGTTCGGAAAGAGGCTTTGCGATAATCCTCACGACCGTGGGTGCTCATGATCCGAGAGTACTCTCGTTTATAGGATTCAGTGAATAACATCGTGGCATCCATTGGATGCAAGTGCCGATAGTCAAACCATTTGGATTGATACAGCTCCAGTTCACCTTTGGTACGAGATAGACCGACATTTTCCACAACCCATTGGTCTTTATCTTGTGCCGTCCATGAGAGCATAAACTCCTGTGGATCACCTTCTGCTAAGAAAAAATCCATTACTAGGCACATGGATACAATAAACCTTTTTATAAGCAAGTAAATGAGTACAGTTTATATCAGTGCCAAGATAGGAAATCAATTCCGCAGTGTAGGTCTTTCTGTAGGATTAATGACTAAGTAGCTGCGATAACCGCCAACTTTTAAACAACCTCTTCTATCGGAAACCGCGGGAAGTCTGGGAGGGTATCATACTGTTTTTTGAGCGGACTTCACTCTTGAAATAGGATTGACCAGAATAACAATGCTAACGAGCAGCCAAAATGATGTGTTCCATATTTTGATGGGTAGGCTTGAAGCCTAGTCGCTCAAGGTCAATGCCGGAAACCACTGCATCTGGCCTACCCCAAATGGTCGAGCCAGCTTGTTCCAGCGTATCAATTTCACCTTTGTAAACTTCCGGCTTACCATTAGACAGACGATAATCTAGATGGTTGCCGTTAACCTGCATGATATTGAGTAGAACAGAGTCATCTTCAGCTATGAATAACCATATAAACATACCCGCGGCTGTTTGGTAGGTATCGCTAACAACCACGCCATAGTGATCTATGATGCAACGATAGATGTGCGGGGCGAGTTTTACACCGCGATAGTCTCTACCAACATAGACAGATGAAACCTGTGGAATCCGGTTGGGGAAACTTTCAGGAGCAGAGAGCTTAAACTCAAGCAAAATATTTGCAGAAACCTGATCTGACCGGACGTGGCGCAGGTAAAGCCGAACCATACCATTACTGTCTTCCAAGATAACAGTGTGTGCATCACCAATATCATCAATGATATCATTTAAGTGCACATACGCCTGCTCTGGATCATCTAAGTTATCAGGCCAAACCAGATTTTTTTCGTGTTCTTCGATCAGCAGTGGTGGCATTGTCCAGCAAGTCTCATCTTATTCTTGTTGAAAGAATTGAATAGCACGGAGGCGTAAATTAGTCAGATTCATTGTTTTCGACGGCATAGCTTCTTTCTGCTCAATGCATTTTTCACGGCCATCGGCTTCAAACTGGATGACTATCACAGGAGCAATACGATCACGGCGACCAGCTTCATGCCAGTTGTCATGCACGACGATTAACATTGGGCGTTTAACTCGCTCGCTGTTGGTACGGACTTCGAATTGTCCCGGAACATCAGGTACGCTAAAACTGCCTATAAGAGCATAGCGATCACTAATAGTGAATGGTGTATGAGTAATCATAGTCACCTCCGTCAATTCAAAGTATTCAGTGGGATAAAACAAACCCAATATGCTCAATGGATATCGTTAGTATAACGAATTTACGCAACTGAACAACCTTTTCGTTTGTTTTTTCAGCATGTTTAAGGGAAGGAACAATCGTACACTAAGAAAGTAATTATCAATAAATTGGACGCATCACTAGTGAAGACCGAAATTGTAGCTTAACCCTTATTTAACATAAATTCCTTAATACCCCCGCTTGTTGTAACTCTAATATAGTAATGTCACTTTTTAGTCAATTAGAAATTACTTGTCTAAAAGTTGGCGGTTATCGCGGCTATCCGATCATTACCCCTAACCGCATGCTATTTGAACAATTCATGCCAAAGTTGTAGGATAGTATCGGTAGTTTGCCAATCTGTGCCAAAACTGTATTATAATTGAATTTAATATTATAAGTATCAAAGGATTGTCCTAATTTCGGAGGACAAACATATGTTGGTTAATCAAGCGAAAAATAACACAATGCCATATTTGATCCCCGACACAGGATTTAACAATAAATTACGCCATCCTAAAAAAAATGAAGAACATACTAAAACTTTTTTACAAAAAGGCGTAGAAAACTTTGAGTTGCCAAACTTTGATGTCCCTTATGGCTACCGTCTAGTAAAATCGCTCAAAGAACACCAATACCGTATGATTACAACTGGTGAAGATTCTGAAACAGTTTATGCCGTAAAATTACATTTTCGAAAAGATATCATCGTGGGGAAGGAAACTTGCACTCAGATTATGATATGGCGTACACCCCGCTCAGAACATCAACATGCAATTGGCGATTTGCCAAGAGATTTTTTTAAGAATTTATTGAGCAAATATAACATTGTAGTAACTGATGAAGCACAAACTCAAGATGGTAAACGCTTTTGGGAAAAGATGATCGACTGGGCAATAACTAAAGGCTATCACGTATACTCTTCTGATGGCACTTCTGATGATTGTGATATGGACTATATTCCCTTGGTAGTCATTCCATCCATTTCTGAGTTTTATGAAAAATGGGATGAATTTTGTTGGGGGAGTGACAAAGATGTTCACAAGCATCGCCTAATTGCTATTAGCAGAACACTTCTAGCTTCGAACCCATAAAAGAAAAGCCGCTGATGCGGCTTTTCTTTTATGGGATCTTTTTATCTAAATCTTTTATGAGCTGTTGAATCTCTTCCGGCTTAGTCTCTAAGCTCAACTCTAACGCAGCCTTTATATCACTAAAGGGTAAAGAAGCTAAAGTTACCAAAGCAGCTCTAAACACGTCTGAGCGACTTAAATTGGCACGTCTAGGAGCGACTCTCAGAAGATCAACTAATTCGTGGTACTCATCTTCCATTGACACTGTACGGCTTTTGATAATCTCAGTACTGTTCTTGCGGCGACCCCGTTGTTTAACCGTTTTTTCTTTCAGCGAGGAATTGCTCAAAAATTCCTGGACCGCTTCTTCTCTGTCTTGCTTGCCTAAGCCGGCCATCGGGTTCTTAGCCATCTACCTTTTCTCCATACACAAATTCTTTTACCAAAAGTTCAATTTCCGCCTCAGCCTTTTTATCTCGTTCTTCTTTTGTTAGTTCAAAGATTGTACGACCTGATTCTTCCGCATCGTCATACACGTTACGAGAGTAAATATTGGTATTTAAGGCGAGCATGCCAAAGGTTTCACAAACGTCTTTAGCAAACTGAATGCGTGAGTATTGGTTAGGCAGTGATGGGCATTGATTCATAACCACACAAACCTTTAAACCCTCATTCAAGACTTGAGCTTTCTCAACAATACGATCTAGCGCAGCTAATGAACGAACATCACGGCGTTTTGGGCGGATCGGGAGTAATAAATGGGTGGCTCGCAACATAGCTTCACGTTGAGCCTCTGAGTCGAAACCACCAGCATCGATTACAATGTAGTCGTACTGATCTTTAATACCATCCAAATACTCGATAACACCGTCACCACGGTAATGATATGAGAGCTTTTCTGCTGGCTTTTCGGCAGGTAGGCTTTCCCGGTCTTGACACCATTGATAGGTTGTACGTTGGGTGTCAATATCCAACAGGTGAACCTTTTTCTTTGCACGGATCAGCAGATAACCGGTAATTTGTTGGGCAATCGTGCTTTTGCCGGGACCACCTTTACTGCCACCAACCAGTATTATTTTGGCTTTTCCACTCATCACATTTGCCTTATTTGTTTTGATTGATAAATCAACCACTACCATTGTTGTCTTGTATAAGATACATCGGTTATTTAACAAATGGAAGGAAGCCTATAAATAAAAGCATTTGAAAAAATAGATTGTTTTATTATTTATATAAATAATAAAATAATGGTCGATAATAACATCAAGGATATGGGAGTCGGGAGAGCACTTGTCAAAGATACCAGCTCACGTGTCTTACAAGCGGCATCTTTGATTGGCTGATAACTATTCACGCTTATCTCTGATGATGCTAAAAGGTGCTATGAGCATTTAGGGTTTCAAGAATCTCCATTAGACCCAATGACTCTTATGATCACTCTGTCGGATTTACAGGCGACAATGCAAGTGTCTTAGTTGCTGCTTTTTTCTTCCAGCCACACAATCTATGACCAATGCGGTTATGTGTTAGAATTTCTCTCGCCGTATAATCCGTTAATTGATCATAACGACTAATATATATAGGTGAAGCAGTATCACAAAAGATAGGTGATGTGTTTCCGATTGTGTTAACGCATCCAGTCATTACGAAGCTCAGTAGCAGCATCACCGGCATCCTTTTGGCGAATTTCATGCTCAATCTCTCTTTTGGCATCAATGGTTGACTGCAAACGCTCGTTTTCATCCCTACGACGCTTTATTTCAACAGATTTTTTAGCCGCTTTACCGCCTGACTGGTAGGCGGTAAATAGGACAGCGATAACAGCTAGAGTGATGTATGTTACTGATTTTATTTTTGAAATCATTTAATTTTTTCCGTGGGCCTTCATTTAACCACTTGATATTACTGAATAGCTGAGATATTTCGTCCTTCAATAGAATTATAGCATTGTTCATTCTGCTTTTAATTTAACCTCATATGTGCCACCTGATTACATTACAAAAATCATCAGTAGCGTTATTTCCCATAGAAATATAACCTATTAAAGATATAAAATAGAACTTTTGCGTTATGCCATTAATAATTATATAAATCTTTTTCCCAATATCCATTATATTTTAAAAACTCAAAATAGCCATTCTGGCACCTTTGGTTTCTCCATATTGTATAATAGTTAAAATAGCTATCTTCATTCCCACAAACTCTAATTCTCCACTAAGTCTCCCACAATGAATAGTTAATCATCTTGGATTCACATATTAAGCGCAACATCGTTATAAACGAAGTAAATGAGTTTTTGTCCCTTTAAATAGCTCATCCGGCGTATTGTAACCCCGTGTTTTTCGTGGTCGCTTATTTAAGCTGTTTGCCGCGAGATTTATCTCCAACTCTGATACTTTATTAAAATCAGTTCCTTTTGGAAAGTATTCTCTGATTAACCCATTCGTATTTTCATTTATCCCTCTTTCCCAAGGAGAATAAGGATGAGCAAAATAAATTTTTGCGTCTAAATTTTTACTGATCATTTCGTGTTCGGCAAATTCGAGGCCATTATCAAATGTGATGGTTTTAACTTTTTGTTTTAAAAGTGATAAATTCCTTGTTATCGCTTTTACAACGGCCTCTGCTGTTTTATTTTCAAGTTTAATTATGACGGTAAATAGCGTTTTTCGTTCAACTAAGGTCAATAATGCACTCTTATGCTCTTTTCCAATGATAGTATCTCCTTCCCAATCACCAATACGCTGTCTTTTATCCACGATTTTAGGGCGCTTCTCAATACTGATCCTGTTTTTGATTTTACCTCTACGTTCATAGCTGCCATAGCGTTTACGATAGGGTTTTTTCGCAATCCTGAGGTGCTGCCACAAATCACCACCCTCACGTTTATCCTGATAAATCAATCGATAAACCGTTTCATGATGCAAAGAAATGATATTTTCTTTTTTAAGATAACCCGCTGTTTGTTCAGGACTTAAACCTTTCCAAATTAACTGCTTAATCAATGTTCTTATCTTAAATGTGACTTTTATGACTTTTACAGCAGAATGACGGCGCTCCAATGCCTTACACTGAGCCTGTTGAGGACAGTATTCCTGCGCTTGCTGATTTCGTCTCAGTTCCCGACTAATCGTTGAGGGATGACGTTTAAGTGATGTTGCAATAAAGCGTTGTGTAAAACCGGCTTCTTTTAAGCTGAAAATCTGATATCTTTCTGATTCGGTCAGTTGTTTATAGGTCATAGTGCATTTTCCTTTGGCGAGAAAGATGCCTACTATAGCAACTGACCGCCTTTTTCAGAAATTGCACTTATCATGCGAATCTAAG